GTTTTCAGTTTTGGCATAAATACTCAGATGCTCAAATAACTACATTAAAACAATGGATACTATTTGTAGCTGAAAGATATAATATTGATCCTAGAGTAGGTTTAGTAGAATATATTAAAGCTAAAGGTGCTGATGGATTTGATGTGCTAGATTTGGCTAGAGCTAATTCTACACCAGGAATGTATTCTCATACTAATGTACTAAGAGGTAAAGTAGACATGTTCCCGCAGCAAGAGTTAATTGATATGTTATTAAGCTTGTGATATGAAACTAAGAAACAACTGGAATACATCAAAAAAGCAGTGGGATAAGTTGATGATAAGATTGAGAGTATCCAGTTTAGATATATTCTCACTAGAAATAGATATCTCAAGAGAGTTTTATTTATTTACTATTCTGAACTTTACTATTAAGAATAGATAAAGATATACTAACTACTGTAATCCAGGTACTTTGTATGCCTGGATTTTTTATTTTAAATATTTCCAGTTTAAACTTTTATTGTATATTTGTCTAAACTTTTAAAATATATAAAATGGAAAACCAACAAATGACTGAGGATTTAACTCCTGAACAATTAGAAGCAAGAAGAGATGAAATGAAAGAATTTTATGAGAAATCTCTTCCTTATCTTGAAGCACAAGCTAAGTATGAAAAATTACTTACTGAAGTAGAACAAGCTAGATATCAAAGAGCAACTATGCAGTTTCAGTATGCCAACATGATGGCTGCAAATCTTCCAGATTCTGAAGAAGAACTAGAAAGAGAATATGCATCTAGAGAAGACTCTGTATCAGAACCAAAACCTACAGTAAAAGCACCAACTGCAGGTAAGAAACTAAGAAGAGGTTAATGGCACTTGTAAATCAAGTACAAAAGAGGGTAAGAATGCCCAAATGGGATGTTGTAAAATTTCAGATTTTAACTCATTGTTATATTAATCGTATAACAATGAGTGAGTCTGATCTAGACTGTCTTACATTATTAAGTTTTAATCAACCAATTGAACTAAGTAATTTTTGTCTTGATGCATCTTCAGAAGAAGAATGGATATTTAAAACTCCACAAACAGTTAGAAATAGTGTAAATAAAGCTGAGAAAACTGGACTTGTGGTTAAAGACCCAACTAACAAAAAGTTGGTTATGTTAAATCCAGATTTAAAAATTCAAACAGAAGGAACTATTTTATTAGACTATAAATTTTTAGGTAATGAAACCCAAGAGAGCTAATAGTTTATATAAAGAAGTAACAGAAGAGTTTGATGTTTCTGAAGATTTAGTAGAAACTTTAGTAGAAAGCTACTATAAAACATTAAGAAAAAAAATGAGTAGTATCAGTGACTTAAGAATTAATGTAGATGGTTTAGGTCACTTTGTTATTAAAATACAAAAGGTAAAGAAGGCAATACCTCATTATGAAAAAGTTTTAAATAATCATGATACATCTACTTTTGGTGCTTATCATAATAAAAAGAATGTAGAAGAAAAATTAGAACTTTTAAAAAAAATTCATGTGCAAATTGAAGAAGAATTATTAAAACGTAAAACATTTAAAAATGAAAAATACTCTCAAGATAATTTGGCAGAACCGGAAACAGATAGTTGAAGGAATAACTAATAGTATAATTAGAGATGAAACAGTAGAAGAAATAGCAAGACTTAGATATTCTATTTGTGATGAATGTGAACATAAAGGAAAAAAATGTGCTGTAAAAGGTACTGCTCCATGTTGTAATGAATGTGGATGTTCACTTAATTTTAAAACTAGATCTCTTGCTTCTTCTTGTCCAGTTGGTAAATGGGATGCCATTGCTACAGTAGAAGAAGAAGATGCATTAGATAACCTTAAAGATTAATAATATGATTGTATTTAATGCAGATGATCATAGTTACAGAAGTATTGATGACAGTAACATTGATTGGATAAGTGTAACAACACTTGTTTCCCATTTTAAAAAACCATTTAATGCAAAGAAAATTGCAGAGAAAGTTACTAAGAATAAGAACTCAAAATGGTTTGGTATTGATCCTGTATTAATACAACAGATTTGGACTAATGAGGGTGACAGATCAACTACTCTTGGAACATGGTATCATAATCAAAGAGAAGTTGACTTATGTTCATTAGCATCTATGGAAAGAGAAGGTGTTACTGTACCTGTATTTAAACCTTCTGAAGTTAAAGAAGGTATTAAAGTAGCACCTAATCAAAAACTAGAACCAGGCGTGTATCCAGAACATATGGTCTATTTAAGATCAGCCGGTATCTGTGGTCAATCAGATTTAGTTGAAGTAGTCAATGGTAAAGTAAATATCATTGACTATAAGACTAATAAAAAAATAGATATGCAATCATACGTAGATTGGGAAGGTAAATCTGAAAAAATGGGATTTCCTGTAGACTCACTAGATGATTGTCATTTTTATCATTATGCATTACAACTTAGTATTTATATGTATATTATACTGAAGCATAATCCAAAATTAAAACCAGGAAGAATATTTGTTCATCATATTACATTTGAAGTAGAAAAAGAAGATAATTGGGGATATCCTATAAGTAAGTTAGATGAAAATGGAGAACCTATTGTAAAAGAAGTTACACCAATTTCAATACCTTATTTAGTAGATGAGGTATTGGCAATTATTCACTACCTTAGTGATAACAGAAATAAAATTAAAAAGAAATGAGTTTTACAAAATTGTTTGATGTACAGAACGGAGTAGTTATTCCTACTGAACATTGCTACACACTGAAGGCTCTGAAAGATGTGATGGATGAATATCCAGAAGAACATCTTAAGATATATCTTTATCTATTCTATATGTGTTGTCCAAATCCGGATTTAAATCCCTTTTTCTTTACACCAGACATAGATAAGGAATCATTGATTCTAGAACAAATTGACGGGGATTTCTCTACTGAAGATGACACAATTTTTGCAGCACTTAGATTCTGTGAAAGAATGTATGAAACACCTACATCCAGAGCATACAAAGGTATTGCATCTATGCTAGATAGATTAGGAAGATATATGGAAACTAGTCAGATTACTACAGGTAGAGATGGTAACTTTAACTCTTTGATTGCTGCAGCTAAAAACTATGATGCAATTAGACAGTCTTTCAAAGGAGCCTATAAAGATCTTCAAGAGGAACAACAAAGTAAAGTAAGAGGTGGACAAGGACTAGCATATGACATGTAATGAGTGAAATTTATCAAGATATACCAACCTATGAAAATGGAAACTGGACAATTACAAGTTTTGATTCCAGAGAGGACTTCACTAAGTTTATCTTTGGAGTATTTAAAGAACCAGGAGAATATAAATTTAATGAAACTACCAATAAGATTTTCATATCTGAGTCAACAAAATTTAAAAAAGATAGAGTATATTGTACAGCTCCCTTTAAATCAAAAGACTACATAAGTTATTGGGATGACCAAAAGACTAAATGTAGAAAAGGTATTATAGTTAAAGATGGTGATTTAACCTGGTTTGTTTGTAGAGAGTACTACATGTGGTTAAACTTTCTACCAATTTTTGATAAGGAAGAACAGAACTTTGGTTTTGCTAAAATCAGAGATGCACAGTATCATTTGGCACTCTATGAACTTCTTGCAGAACTTAACTATAAACATGCAGCTATATTAAAAAAACGTCAGATTGCATCTTCTTACTACCACATGGGTAAGTTTATAAATCAGCAATGGTTTGAGGCAGGGGTTACTTTAAAAATGGGTGCAAGTCTTAAAGACTACATTAATGAGAAAGGATCCTGGAAGTTCTTACAAGAATATGCTGCATTCTTAAATGAACATACAGCATGGTATAGACCTATGTCACCGGATAAAGTAATGATGTGGCAGCAAAAGATTGAGGTAAGAAAAGGAGATAGAAAGAATGAAGTTGGTCTTAAAGGTACTATACAAGGTATGTCATTTGAGAAAGATCCAACAAATGGTGTAGGGGGTCCAGTTAAATACTTCTTCCATGAGGAGGCAGGAATTGCTCCTAAGATGGATCAGACATATGAGTACATGAGACCGGCAATGAGATCTGGTTTAATTACTACAGGGATGTTTATTGCTGCAGGATCTGTAGGAGATTTATCTCAGTGTAATCCTTTAAAGGATATGATATTAAATCCTTTGTCTAAAGATATATATGCTGTACAAACAGATTTAATAGATGATAAAGGTACTACAGGTATGTCAGGTTTATTTATTCCTGAACAATGGTCTATGCCTCCTTACATAGATGATTATGGTAATTCATTAGTAGAAGAAGCAATAGAAGCATTAAAAAAACAGTTTAAACAATGGAAAGATGAGTTATCTCCAGAAGACTACCAGCTTCGTATATCTCAGCATCCTAGAAATATAAAAGAAGCATTTGCATACAGAACAGTATCTGTATTTCCTCCTCATTTACTTGCAGCACAAGAAAGAAGAATTGAAGAAAAAGACTATGCATATGAATATTTAGATATATCAACTGATATAGAGGGAAGGCCTGTAGTTACTAAAAGTAATAAAAGTCCAATAATGCAATTTCCAATAAACAAAAAGACTGAAGATAAAACAGGATGTATTGTTGTATGGGAAAGACCAATTCCAAATCCTGAGTTTGGTAAAACATATTATGCATCTATTGACCCCGTAGGTGAAGGTAAAACTACAACATCAGAATCATTATGTTCAATCTACATAATGAAAGCTCCAATAAGAGTGCAAAAAGTTACGGGTACTGAAGTAGAGACTTACATAGAACAAGGTAAGATAGTGGCTGCTTGGTGTGGTAGATATGATGATATAAATCAAACACATAAACAACTAGAACTTATTATTGAATGGTATAATGCATGGGCACTTGTAGAAAATAACATATCTTATTTTATTCAACACATGATTGCAAGACGTAAACAAAAATATCTTGTACCAAAAGGACAGATTATGTTTTTAAAAGATTTAGGTTCTAATAATAATGTGTATCAAGAATATGGTTGGAAAAATACAGGTACTCTTTTTAAAGCACATCTTCTTAGTTATGCCATAGAATTTACTAAAGAAGAATTAGATCAAGAATTAAAACCAGATGGTACAGTAGTTAGAACTACCTATGGTATAGAGAGGATTCCTGATCCTATGTTAATCAAAGAAATGAGAGAATATGCAGATGGAGTCAATGTGGATAGACTAGTTTCTTTTGCTGCTCTTGTTGCATTCATGAGGATTCAAGAATCAAATAGAGGTGTTGCAACAAGAACAATCATGGATGATGCAGCTAAAAACTTGCAAAAGTCAGAAAATTTGTTTAAATTAAATAAGAGTCCATTTAAACACATGGGTCATAAAACATCTACTATGAATAGAGGATTTAAAAAATCTGCATTTAAAAATATTAAATAGAAAGTTATGCAAATATATAACGCATTACAGGCTAAGAAAGGTGCTAAGACTTCACAGAATAGGTTAGGTAGTATTACCCAACCTCTGCAGTTCTTACCTAAAAAAGATAAAACAGATGAGTGGGCAGCTTGGAATCTAGACTGGTTAGAGTGGCAAGGTCTTAAACAAATCCGTAGAAATGCTAGAAGATTAATGAAAAATTATAAACTAGCAAAAGGTATTATTGATAGAACAGACTATATAATTGAAGATGATAATGAATATAGAGATGTTGTAGAAACTCTTACTAAAGAAGATGTATCTGCACTTGAATTAAAATTCTATCCAATTATTCCTAATGTAGTTAATGTTCTAGTAGCTGAATTTGCAAAAAGATCTACAAGATTAACTTATAGAGCTGTTGATGACTTTTCATATAATGAGATGTTAGAACAAAAAAGAGGAATGGTTGAACAAACTTTAATGGCAGATGCTGCAACTAAAATGTTAGCAGCAATGTTAGAACAAGGATTGGATCCAAATTCTGAAGAAGCAAAACAACAACTACAACCTGAAAGTTTAAAATCATTACCTGAAATAGAACAGTTCTTTAAGAAAGATTATCGTTCTATGGTAGAACAATGGGCTGAACATCAACATAAAGTGGATGTAGAAAGATTTAGAATGGATGAGTTAGAGGAAAGAGGTTTCCGTGACATGTTAATTACAGATAGAGAGTTCTGGCATTTCCGTATGATGGAAGATGATTATGAAGTAGAACTTTGGAATCCTGTTCTTACATTCTATCATAAGTCACCAGATATAAGATATATATCACAATCTAACTGGGTAGGTAAAACTGATATGTTTACTGTATCGGATGTTATAGATAAGTTTGGACATGTTTTAACTGAAGAACAACACAAAGCTCTTGAATCAGTTTATCCAATTAGATCTGCCGGTTATACAATTGGAGGTCTTCAAAATGATGGTAGTTTTTATGATGGTGTTAGATCTCATGACTGGAATACAAGTATGCCTTCATTAAGTTATAGACAGTATACATCTTTTATGGCAGGTAATGTATTAGATGGATCAGATATAATTACTCAGATATTAGCAGAAGGAGAAGACTATTATGATCAAGGTACAGCTTATCTACTTAGAGTAAGTACCTGTTATTGGAAATCACAAAGAAAAGTAGGACATCTTACTAAGATTACTGAAGAAGGAGAAGTAACAAATGATATAGTTACTGAAGATTATCAGATTACAGATAAAGCAATTTATGATACAAGACTCTTTAAAAATAAAAATAAAGATAATTTACTTTTTGGTGAACATATAGATTGGATCTGGATTAATGAAGTTTGGGGAGGTGTAAAGATTGGACCAAACATTCCTTCATTCTGGGGTATGAATAACCCTGGTGGATTTTCTCCAATCTATTTAGGTATAGATAAAAACCATATTGGTCCACTTAAGTTTCAATTTAAAGGTGACTCAAGTTTATATGGATCTAAACTTCCTGTAGAAGGATCTGTATTCTCAGACAGAAATACTAAGTCTACTGCTCTTATTGACTTAATGAAACCATACCAGATTGGATATAACATTGTTAATAATCAAATAGCAGATATACTAGTAGATGAACTTGGTACAGTAATTATGCTTGACCAAAATTCATTACCTAGACACTCATTAGGAGAAGACTGGGGGAAAGGTAACTTAGCTAAAGCTTATGTTGCAATGAAGAATTTCCAGATGTTACCATTGGATACTTCTATTACAAACACTGAGAATGCATTAAACTTTAATCATTTCCAGAAACTTGATCTTGAACAAACTAATAGGTTGATGTCAAGAATACAATTAGCTAACTACTTTAAACAACAAGCATATGAAGTAATTGGTGTTAATCCTCAAAGGATGGGACAACAAATATCACAACAAACTGCTACTGGAGTAGAACAAGCAATGAATGCATCATATGCACAAACAGAAATATACTTCATTCAACACTGTGATTATTTAATGCCAAGAGTTCATCAAATGAGAACTGATCTAGCACAGTATTATCATTCTACTAAACCATCTTCAAGATTAACATATATTACATCAGCTGATGAAAAGGTAAACTTTGAAATTAATGGTACAGATCTTTTACTTAGAGATTTAAATATTGCAGTTAGTACAAATGCAAACCATAGAGCTATTCTAGAACAGTTAAAACAAATGGCTCTTCAGAATAATACTACTGGTGCAAGTATTTATGATCTTGGTAAAGTTGTTCAATCAGAATCTATTGCATCTCTTAATTCTGTTCTTAAAGCTTCTGAACAAAAACAAGAGCAACAAAAACAACAAGAAATGCAACAGCAACAACAAATGCAACAAGAACAACTTCAAAAACAACAAGAGATTGAACAAATGAAGATTGATGCTACTATGGCTGAGAAAGAGAAAGATAGACAAAGAGATATCTTGGTTGCAGAAATTAGAGCTGCTGGTTATGGTGCTCCTGCAGATGTTAACCAAAATCAAATGTCTGACTATGCTGATGCAATGAAAGAGATAAGAGAAACAGAACAGTATCAAGAACAAACAGGATTGCAAAGAGAAAAGGAAACAAACAGGATGGTTATTGAAAATCAAAAGAACCAACTTGAACGTGAAAAACTACAAACTGAGAAAGATATTGCTGAGAAACAATTACAGATTGCACAGGAAAACAAAAACAAATATGATATTAAACCAAGTAAGGAAAAGTAACTTAGCTATATATTACAATTTTTTTTTCTACACCTTTTAAATTTTTAAAATTTATTTTGTATATTAAACTATAAACAAAACCAACAACATGGAAACAACCAACAAAAAACCTGAAGATCAGGTACAAGATTCTACAGCGGTAGAACAAGTAGATGTAAATATTGATGAAATCTTTGGAATGCCGGGAGCAGAAAATGTCATGCTTCCATCAGGTGCAGAAGAAGATAAACCTAAGTCTATGTTTTCAAAAGAAAACAGTGTAGACACATCGTTCTTTGAAAAACCTGCTAGTTCTGCAAAAGAAAAAACTGATGACAAGAATGAGCCTGAACTTAAATCTGGTGAAATTGAAGAGACTATCAATGAACTAAATGATTTAATTACTCAAGAAGAAGATGCTGGAAATAAAGGAAGACCTAAAGTAGATAAATCTGGTCTTTATGATTTAGCACAAAAAATGATTGAGGAAGGTAGTCTTATTCCATTTGATGATGATAAAACTTTAGAAGAGTATACTACTAAAGATTTTAGAGAGTTATTTGAAGCAAACTTTGCAGAAAGAGAAAATGAAATTAGAAGAAATACTCCAAGAGAATTTTTTGAAGCACTTCCTGAAGAACTTCAGATTGCAGCTAAATATGTAGCTGATGGTGGTGAAGATCTTAAAGGTTTATTTAGAACTCTTGCTCATGTAGAAGAAATGAGACAACTTGATCCATCTGATGAGTATGATCAAGCTGAAATTGCAAGACAGTATTTATATGCTACAGGATTTGGAACTCCAGAAGAAATAGAATCTGAGATCCAAGATTGGAAAGATTTAAATAGATTAGAACAAAAAGCTAATCAATTTAAACCTAAATTGGATGCAATGCAAGAAGAAATTATTGGAAGAGAACTTGCAGAACAGGAAGAGAAAAAACAATTGCAAGCAGAACAAGCAAAAGCATATCAAGAAAATGTTTATAATACTCTTGCAACAGGAACAATTGGTGGTGTTAAACTAGATAGAAAAATTCAGAGTTTATTATTCTCCGGATTAGTACAACCAAACTACCCTTCTATTTCAGGAAAACCAACCAACCTACTTGGTCACTTACTAGAGAAGTATCAGTTTGTAGAACCAAGACATGATTTAATTGCCGAAGCTCTTTGGTTACTTGCAGATCCAAATGGATATAAAAGTAAGATAAAAGAACAAGGTGGAAAACAAGCTACAGAAAAAGTAGTAAGACAATTGAAAACGGAACAGTCTAGAAAGATTGCATCTTCTATAAATAATCAGTATGATGATGAACCAAGAAGAAATACTACTTCTAGATCTGAACCAAGGAAGCTTTCTAAAAACACAATGTTTAGAAGATTTTAATTAAGTAACAAACAAAAACAAATATAAAATGGCAACTCCAGTTTTAAACAATGGTATATTTCTACGGGATACCAACTACCAAGCTAGTTCACACGTAGACTCTTACCACTTGGTTAACATGTTGAAGGATGCAGAACCTATGGATCTGGGCCCAGTAGACCTTTGGGCTATGGCACAGAAAGTAGAGATGCCTCTTTATCAAATGTCTAGCTTTGGTGGTAAAAATGTAATCATGGTTGATAATGCTCGTGGAGAGTATAGATGGCAGACTCCAGTGTCTGTAGATCTACCTTACATCCTTGAGGATATTGAACCAGAAAATAATTTTAAAGGTATTGAAGGAACAACATTCCGTATCAAAATCAACAGACGTGAGTTTGGACATGGTGATATCATCACTTATGACAAATATAACGGAGTTGAGATGTACATTACTGATGAAGATATTCTTCCTTTAGGAGATGCTTATATCTATACTGTACAGTTGGTAAACAATGACAACTTCAAATACTTGGATAACAAGTACTTGGCAAATGGTACTAAAGTATTCCGTAAAGGTTCTGCTCGTGGAGAATATGGTGAAAGATTCTCAGACATTACAACAAGAACAGGATTCCGTGAATTCTATAACTTTGTTGGTGGTGCTGAAGCTCACGTACATTATTCTATTTCATCTCGTGCAGATTTGATGATCAAAGGTGGTATGAATGCAGATGGTACAGTTCCTGTAACTGAAATCTGGAGAACATTTGACAAAAACACTCAAGATCCTTCTATTACTTCATTAGAAGATATGGTTAAAGTAATGGGTAAAGATAAAGTTAAACGTGCATTTGACAACGGAGATTTATCTAGAACATTCTTAACTGGAATGGAAGCTGCTCACTTGACTAAGATTGCTACTGACATTGAGACTTACTTAATGTGGGGACAAGGAGGTAGAGTACGTCAAGATGGTCCAGATGATATTAGATTATCTGTGGGTCTTTGGAGACAGTTGGATAACTCATTCAAAAGAGTATACAACAAAAATAACTTTACATTGGATTTATTCCGTGGAGAGATCTACAACTTCTTCAATGGTAAAGTTGAATTCCAAGGTCCAGATCCAAAACGTAGCTTAGTTGTACAAACAGGTATGGGTGGTATGAGAATGGTAAATGAAGCTATCAGAAGAGAAGCTGTTGCATCAGGTTTACTTATTCAGGCTGCTGATATTGGTGCAATCACTGGTAAAGGTATGGACTTGAACTTTGGATTTGCTTATACTTCATATGTAATTCCATTCTTGGCAAATGTTAAGTTTGTTCTTAACCCAGCATTTGACAACATCCATACAAATGATATTGAGAACCCAATCATTGATGGTTTCCCATTATCTTCTTACTCATTCATTATCTTTGATATCACTGATAATACTAATGACAATATCTACTTATTGAAATTGTCTTGGGATAATCAATTGAAATGGTGGTATCAAAATGGTACAATGGATTACATGGGTCGTACTCAAGGATTCCAGTCTTCTGGTCAGTTCAATGGATACCGTGTAATGATGTCTCAAACTATGCCTGCAATTTGGGTTAAAGATCCAACTAAGGTATTGAAGATTGTTATGAGAAACCCAATCACTGGTGGATCATTCTAATCAGAATCTATATACAAGGGAGGGGGGAACTCCTCCCTTTTTTTAAATTTTAAAACCAACAAAAACAAAAACCAACAAAAAAATGGAAACAACAAATTTTACAAAAGTTGAAGTAGAGGTAGGCAGTATTAAAAAAACATCAATTGCTGTTAGACCTTACTTTGACAAAAAAGCTTCTAACATGGGATTAGAAGAGTACGGAATGAGTTTATTTGACGGAGTAACTCATAATGAACAACTAGCTTGTCTAGAAAATAATGGTGTAGTAAGATATATTACAGGATTAAATGAGTTTGCTCCTGAAATTAAATTACTACAAATAGAAGAAAGAGAAGCAAGAATTAAAGAAATAAGAAGTTCAGTAGCTGAATTAGAAAGAGAGTTGGCTGCAAATGTTATTGATCCAGAGGATAAAGATTTTTGGAATCAAGTAAAACTTCTTAAACCTGATAATAGAGAGTTTTGGAATAAGATAGACATGTCATGTGGTAATGAACCTGTTTATTTAGATCCAACAAAACCTTTTGATAGAATTAAAATACATGCTATTGAAGCAGGTGCCTTTGCAATGATTGCAAAAAGTTTTGATGATGCAAGATCAAAAGCAGTTCCCCCTAAGTTTTATCTAGATAAGGAAGAAGAAACTGTAATGGTAAGAACAGAGTACAAAAAACTCCGTAACAAAGCTTACTCAGAATTACAAAAACTATATGATAAAAACAGTACAAAATTATTTTATATTGCAAAAGTTGTGGATGCTAATAGTACTCAATACAGAAAATCAACTCCATTAGATGTTCTTTATGAAAACATGGATAGATATATTTCTGGTGATGGTGCTGAAAATAACAAAGAAAGAGCAGCAAAAACATTTACTGATGCAGTAAATATGGATATGGAATCATTAAAAATTAAATCAATTGTACGTGATTCCGTTTTTTTTAAGTATATTATTAATAAGCCCGATGGATATATTTACCATTCTAAGACAAATGCCTTACTTGGAAGAAATGTACCTGATGTTATTGAACACTTAAAAAATCCTTTAAATGAGGATATTTTAAAAGATCTTAACCTAGCTTGTGAGAAATATTGGAATACATAAAATACAATAAATATGAAAGCTGCTAACGTGACTAAAACAAAGTCAAAGAAAATTACAGGTGCTGATAAAACACCAGGTGGAAAAGTAGGAGGAACTAATCCTAATTTGAAATCAACAACTAAACCAAAAGGAAAAGTTGGTGGTATATCTAAAGCTCCTAAAAAAGCTAAACCTTCTTGTTAAGAACAATGGGTAAAGATATGATAAAAAGAAAAGACGGTAGTTATTCCCAGAGAGGTCTCTGGGATAACATCCGTGCTAATAAAGGTTCTGGTAAGAAACCTACTAAACAGATGCTGCAACAGGAAAAGAAAATTAAAGCAACTAATAAAAAGAAAAAGTAATGGAAAAAGGAAAATGTCCAAAAGGATATATGTTGTATGCAGACCCAGTAACTGGTAAAGAAAAATGCATAACACCATCTGAATTTTATAAAGATTGGGAAAAAGAAAAGGGTAGACCTGGTATGATTAAAATGATAAATAGAAAACCTCCAAAAGGAAGAACAACTTTAGCTAAAAAAGGTGGTAGTGTAAAATCTAAAAAGAAGAAGTAATGGCTGTTAAAAAAACAACAACTAAAAAAGCACCAGCTAAAAAAGCAAGTACAACAAGTATATCAATTGGACTTGGTAGTAATAAAGCTGAGATGAGAAAATGGGAAGTAGAATCTGCATTAAGTACTTTAAAAAGAGCAGAGGATATCCGTAAGGATAAAAAGATGATGACTGATATTGCAAATCTTGCTAAAGAACAAATGAATGTTTTAAAAAACTTTAGTAAGTAATTATGGCACAGGCAAAAACTAAGAAGGTAAAAGTTACTGCCGGTGGTGAGAAACATGTAGTATATAAAAAGACTACAAAAAAAGGTGAAGGAAAGGTTGGTCACATAATGGTCAACCATCCTACCAAAGATAAAGGACAGTGGGATACTATAGACTTAACTAAAAAAGGTAGAGCAAAAACAGTTAAACAAGGTGTTGCTGCAACTAAGAAGTGGCACAAAGATAATCCTGACTATAAATATAAAGGTAAAGGAAATGGGAAAGTCTCCAGCATGGCAAAGAAAAGAAGGTAAGAATCCAGAAGGTGGTCTTAATTCTAAAGGGGTAGCTAGTTATAGAAGAGCTAATCCTGGTAGTAAACTTAAGACAGCTGTAACTACTAAACCTTCTAAACTTGATCCAGACAGTAAGTCTGCTAAGAGAAGAAAAAGTTTCTGTGCTAGGATGAGTGGGATGAAGAAAAAACTAACAAGCTCTAAGACAGCTAATGATCCTGATTCAAGGATCAATAAGTCTTTAAGAAAATGGAACTGTTAAATTATATATACAATGAAAAAAACAATTAAAACTACAAAAATGAAAAAAATGTCTAATGGTGGACAAAAAGATCCTGGTAAAGGTGGTAGAATTGCTGGTCTTGCAACTACAATTTCTGGTGCAATAGGTGTTGGAACTAAGATGCTTAGTGATGCAATTAAAAAAAGAAGAGCTGTTGTACAGGGTGCAAAAGAACTTAGAAAAGCTGATCCTAACCTGAAAAAAAAGGAAGCAATAAAAGCATCACGATATACAATTAACAATCCTACACCAGAAGCAAAAAGAGGTGGAAGTGTAAAATCTAAAACTAAGAAAAAATGAAAAAGTGTATGTCAGGCTGTGGAGGTAAGATGATGTCAAATGGTGGTGCTAAAGTTGCCAAAATAAAAAAGATGGCAGCTGGTGGTGCTGCTGGAAAAATGATTCCTTTATATGATAATAATCCTAGAGTCTATAGTGGTCGTAGTTTAAAAAATGGGGGTTCTGCTTCACTTCCTGTTTGTAAAGGTGGTGATGTAAGAATGCCAGATGGTAGTTGTGGTAAAAGAAAATTTAAATCAGGTGGATTTAAAGACTTATCAGGAGATGGTAAGATTACAAAAAAAGATATTTTGATCGGTAGAGGTGTTATTAAAAAAACTACTAAAAAGAAATAATCATGGCTGAAAAGAAGGATAAGAAATGGATACAAAAAGCAGTTAACCCTAAACATAAAGGTTACTGTACTCCAATGTCTAAACCTACTTGTACTCCTAAGAGAGCAGCTCTTGCAAGAACTTTTAAAAAAATGGCTAAAAATAAATAATCATGGCAACTAAAAAAACACAAGTTAAGAAAAGTCCTACTGGAGCTCCACTAGGTAATCCACTTAAATTCTTTAGAGAAGGTGGAGAAAAAATAAAAGCAATGTTTAAAAATGGAGGATATAATGTTCCTAAAAATGCACCATTGCCAAGAAAAGATAATGGTGGTGGATCTGGTATGGGTAGAATGGCAGCAGATGATGCAGCATTTGATGCACTGATAAATACATCATCTGCACCAGTTAGTACACCAAAACCTTCTAAACCAGTACCTGGTGGACCTTATGGAAATACTACTCCTGGTCATATACCATTAAGAGGTTATGGAAGCCAAAATACAACTCCACCAGATAGTGTAAGAATGAGAGATTTAGTTCCTCCTGATTTGGGTCCTATAAAAGGAGGAGGTTTTGGAAATACTACTCTTGGTCATACAACTCCTTTGATTAGAAAAAAAGGTGGAGCTATAAAAAGAAAAAAGAAGTAAGACATGCTTAATAGTACTATTACCATAAAGATGAAACAGAGGCTTAACAAGCTTGACAGTCAGGATTATGATAATATAAACTGCTGGCAAATTGTTGAGTCTTTTAATAAAGCTCAGGTAGAATGGGTTAGAAGACAACTTCATGGTCTTAATATAGTTAAAGAAGGTGATGAACAATCTACTCGTAGAAAAGATGACTTACAAAAGTTATTAATAAAAGAACCGTTTTCCACAATAAAAAAAGATCAATACTATGAGGGAAACATTCCTCAAGATTATTTACAGTGGAAAAGAGTAGATGTCTATGCTAAAAAAGAATGTTGTGATAAAAGAAGAATGAATGTTTATCTTGCAGAAGAAGGTAATTTAAATCAACTTCTAAGAGATAAATTAAAGCAACCAAGTTTTGATTGGGCAGAAACATTTGCTACTTTGATTAATGATACAGTACACGTTTATACAAACAATGAGTTTGATGTATCTGATGCACAACTTACTTATTATAGACAACCTATTAAGATACAAATAAACGGGTGTTCAGATCCCTACACGGGAATCATTTCTACTACAGAAGTACAATCAGAATTCAAAGATGATATAATAGAATTAATAATAGACGAAGCAGTAAGTATCTTAGCTGGAGATATAGAATCTGGAAATCAGTTCTCTAGAACACAAGAATCTGCAGAAAGAAGTAACTAATTATGGAAGCAAAACCAAGATCTTTAAAAAGACCAACTAATACAGTTGTGGGATTAGAAAATAAACATATGGATATTTCTAAACCTAGTGAAGGTACTACAACAGAAGTTCCTACAACTAAAACAAAGAATCCTCTACTAGATGATTCATGTGCTAGTTATCTTAACTATAGAATACAACAAGAAGAATATTCAGCAAGAATATATCTATCAATGTCTATGTGGTTAAACAATGAAGGTTACATGGGTGCAGCAGCATTATGGAGAACATACTCAGATGAAGAAATGAAACATGCTGATATAGCAAGAAAGTATATGTTGTCATTTGGTATCCAACCGGCTACACCTAGATTAGATCAACCTAAACAAACTTTTTCAGGTCTTCCTGAAATTATTAAGATGTCATTTGAACATGAAATAGAAGTATCTAAACAAATAAAAGAAATGGCTAATCATGCATTGTCTGATGGTGATCATATGTTGTATGAATTATGTCTTGCTTATCTAAAAGAACAAGTGGAAGAACATGATAAAACTCAAACTTGGATGGATAAACTTGAAGCTTTTGGTACAGATAAGATTGCTCTTAGATTACTTGATAATGAAATGGCCGGATAAATTTTTTTAAAAGTTTTGATATTTCAAAAACTTTTAGTATATTATAGTATATATTTATTAACTAAAACAAAAAACAATGAGTTATTTTAATCATGCCTTTAGAAAAACCTTTGTGGGAACAGAAGGTTATACTGATCTTAATGGTGGTCAACTTGGTACTACTGGAAATATTTTTGAAGGTGGTCAATTTGGATTTGTTAATCCTAGAAACTGGACTGTAGTTCCAACAATTTATAATGCTGTTACGGTTGGTTGTTGTAACCTTATTCTTGCTGCAGGTTCAATTTATCAAAATGATAAAATTGGTCCTTTCCACGGAGGATACTTAGAATCTAACAAGTCTAAGGAAATTAATCCAAGATATGTAAACAAGTTCTACCGTGTAGATCCATGTTTACCACAAAATAATGTTATCCATATTGGTAACACAGCTTGGACTGATAGTGTTGCATTATCATTATCTACGGCTGGTGCTGGTGATCCAGGTGTTAACTTAGTTGATGGTGTGTATACAGACATTCCATTATCTGGTGCAGGCACTGGATTAGTAGTTAATATCACTGTAGTAGGTGGTGTAGTTACTTTTGTAGAAATTGTAAATGGTGGTTCAGATTGGACAACAGCTGATACAGCTACAACTAGTGATGAACTTATTCCTGAAGATGGTGATGGTACACAACCTATATTTGTTGTAACAGCTGGTGTTGGTGCTAACTGTTGTAAAGAATTTTTCTGTGGTGAGACTTATACATTACGTGTTGATGTTAAAGGTTCTCCTGCATTAAGATTACTTAACCACAACTCTTACATCATTGCTTCTGCATATGGTGGATGTTGTCCTGATGGTGCAATTGCTCCAGTAGTAATTGACTCTACATTAATCTTCAAACAATGGGCTGAGGCTATTACAAGATATCCAGTTATCTCTCCATTTATGCAAATCATCTTAGTTGATGAGACAGGTACTCCTTGGTATGCACCAGGAACAAGTGCTTCTTTCTTAGCTGCTAATGGTGTTGATACTTGGGATCATTATGTATCTCCAGGACACACTCCTGATGGTTGTGCTGGATTAGTTCTTAATGGAGCTTATGTAGATACTAAATTCCAAAACTGTACATTCCAAATCTCTGACTTCTATGAATTAGAGCCAGTAAGATTGTATGCTTCTGAAGTAGACTTAAATGGTGATCCATGTTTGTTTGATGGAGTATGTGTTGTTACAGAATGTGAAGGAAGACAAGCAATGGGATTAGGTGAGTCAGTTGCAAGAGATATAATTTTATCTGAACAATACAGACAAAACTTCTTCCATTCAGACTTCCGTATCCGTGAGATTACTCAAGGTTACAGTGTGTTTGATTTTATCAATAGAAATACTTTGTATACAAGATATTTCTTGCAACACAATGTTCCACGTTTCAATAACCCAACCAGTACATTTGATAATGATCAATACTTGTTAGAAGTTATCACTTGTGATCGTATTGCTGCATTTGAAACTTTTGTTGATGCATGGTTAGAAGAGTGTTCTCAGTGTACAGGTATGGAAATTGAAGGATGTGTTGAACCGGTTTGTGAACCAGTTTATAACTTCCCAGTTTTAACAACTAATTTCACTCCTAACGTAACAGTAATTTGTCAGACTCCTTAGTCTTTCTAGTATTAGTATAAACAATAAGGGGAGAAGAGTTTCAAACTCCTCCCCTTTTTTATTATAAAAACCATGGCAAATCATATTTTAAGTTTAGAAGTACCAACTGTAATGAATGCATGTATTCTTACTGTCTTTGATACTAGTATATATTCAGAAGCAATTCCAGTGGTATGTGAAACATTAAATATTACATTACCTGGTTTTTCTTATTCAGTACAATTAGATGTTGATGCATGTGCTGGATGTTCTGGATTTTTAGAAAATATAAGTGCTTGTGATCTTGGTGTTCAAACTGTAAATTGTGGAACTACATGTGCTGATCTACCTGATGGAGTATATATTATTAAATATAGTGTATCTCCAAATGATGTAGTATATGTAGAGTATAATCATATGAGAATCACACAAGCATTAAATAGATATTATAATATTCTTTGTAGAGTAGATGTAGCAGATTGTGATCCACCAGCAAAAGTTAAACAAAAATTAGAAATGCTGAGAATGATTAAGATGTATCTTGATGCTGCAAAATCAAAAGTAGAGTTTTGTCACGAGCCTCAGAAAGGAATGAGTCTTTATAACTATGCTTTGAAATTATTAAAGAAAATGGATTGTGTAAATTGTTAAACTTTAAAACCAACAAAAAATGAGTAGTTGTCCTAATTGTGGAGCCAAATTAAGTTGTGGATGTCAGAAAAGAACACTTCCCAATGGAAAACAAGGATGTAGTAGTTGTGCTAGTAAAGCTGAGAAAAAACCAGAACCAACTACAGCTAAATCTTCTAATCAACCTAATGTAAATAAAAATGTTTGGGGACCAAATAGATATCTGAACTTGAAAAAATTTATTAAATAAAATGGCAGTTAAAACAATTATAATATTTACTCCTTGTTGTAGTCCAGGAAGCAGTCTTACTTTTGAAGGTGATATTCCAGGTCTTACTAATAACAATGTTTATATTTATAATGGGCCTCCTGTAATAGGTACGTCAACAGGAACACCTTTGTATGATACTTTGCTTACTCCACAATGTTATATTTTTTCTAGAGGTAGTGCACCAATAACAAGTACTTTTGTTGCAGTTACAAGTACCCCATTAGTAATTGGAAATTTTGCATTAAATGTAGCAAATCCAAAAAATTGTGCTACTCAAAATTGTATTGATGCTTGTACTGCTCAACCAGACAACACCTGGACACCTAGATTTTTAATATATAGTCCATGTTGTGGTGGTCCTTCTTTATATTTTAGAGTCACTGATATAAATGGAAACTATCCGGGTGTAATTCCTTCTACAGGAGTAGCATTATATATTGGTCCAAATTATCCAGCAACAGATGGAGCTGGAATGTCTATGCCTCCAGGATTAATTACTAATACATGTTATAGTATAACATCTTCTGCAGTAGGTCCAACATCATTTATTACATCAACAGCTGAATATAATAATTTACAATTAGCTCCACCAGATAATCCTAGTACTTATAATTACCGTTCTTATATAAATGATAATTGTGCTGCATTTATTAGTGAATGTCCTACATGTAATACATCATGTTATGCATTATGGTCATGTGATGGATCTATTCCTGTATTTACTACAAATGTAGATCTGTCAGCTTATGTAGGATTAAATATAGTTGTAACTAGTGTTGATCCAGCAGATAACATAACTAGTCTTTGTGTTTTTGTAGAAGAACTAGCAAATACTACATGTACAGATCCTATTGATATTACTATAGATCCAGTAATATATTGTGATTGTGATTGTGCATGTTATACAGTAATTGGTAATGCAACATCTATAAATTATATAGATTGTGAAGGTAATTTTGTACAGGTTTTAAATCCAGCAACTTATAATCAATTTTGTGCAAGAGCATATCCATTAGTTGATGCACCAATTGATGAAACAATAGTTATTACAAATAGTGGTGATTGTGTTCAGCAACAGGTGTTAGATCCTATAACTTGTGAAGAAAATGTTGAATGGGTATGTCCAGTTAAATGTTATCAACTTACAGAGTGTGATAATCCTACTAATATCATATACAGTACAACTGCAGCTTTAGAACAGATTGTATTAAATAATCAGATAATAACAATTGATGGTTTTACAGAATGTTGGGAAGTAAAAGAATCACCTATAGATTGTGAGTGTCCAATTAATGTAACTGTTTTAACTGTAAGTAGTTGTTGTAGAGTATGTAAAGGAGATACTAATTACAAGTTAACTAGTTGTTTAAATCCAAATGTATTTATTTATACATCATCGGATCTTTCACTTTATATTGATCAAACTATTATAAGAAAAGACTGTGGTGGTTGTTGGATTGTAACTGAAATAAATACACCTATTCCAACTAATACACCAATAGAGGTTGTACAAGGATTTACAAATTGTGATGAATGTGAAAGAATACATTATCTACTTACAGATTGTTATAATCCTTTAAATACTATAATTACTTATACGGATCTATCAGCATACTTAGATCAGTATATTAAATTAGAATGGTGTCCAGATACATGTTGGAAAGTAACTACTACAACAGAAACTGAAAATGCAGGTATTGTATCTGATATACAAAATTCATATGAGGAATGTATTGATTGTATTACAGATGCAAAATGTATTTGTAGTACAATTAAAAATTATGATGCTGTAATACAAACCTATAGTTATATTAATTGCTATGGTCAGTTACAAACTGTTACACTTGCACCTGGACAAAAAAGTGAAAGGATATGTGTAATAAAATGGTTAGTACCAGAAAGTTGTAACTGTTTAGTTCTTACTGAAACTAATGGAACAATTACACAAAATGTTGTTATATATCCATCTGGAGAATATCAAAATAATAAACCTGTTTGGACTTTTAATGACAGTATAATATATTATGATGGTACAAAATGGATATTAGAAACAGTATCAAATAATTATTATTTAGAATCTGTAGTAAATTTAAATTGCCCAGTTGGTACATGGCATCAATCATCAAGTATTCCTACGCAAGTAACTACAGTTATTACAACTAAAGAATGTCAAAATACAATTGAATATTTTGGAGACTGTGTTAATGGTATATGCCCTCCTAGAAAACATACTAAAAAATCTGTAAGACCTGGATATAATACACCAGCTTGTGAGACTTGGAAGTATGAAGAAATATCTTGTAGAGCAGCAGAAGCTATGTACAGAAAAGTTATGGAATTAAGATATGGTATTTCAAACTGTTGTGGTGATGATGATGAAAAGTATATTATCCAAAAAGAATTGGTTGATTTACAAGCATTGATACCACCTGCAAAAATAACTCCTGTACCTCCTCCACCACTTATTAGTACAGTATATACAACATTTAAAGCTATCTAAAATGAAACACATTAAAGAAAAGATAAAAGAATTAGCTTCAATGTCATTACCAAATGTTACAAGTATATCATATGGTTATAAATTTATAAATGGTATACAAACAAATGAGTTAGCAATACTATATGGTGTAGCAAAAAAGAAATCATTAGCTGAACTATCTACTGAAGAAATTATTCCTAGAACAATATCTGTTGGTGCAGATGATATAAAAACAGATGTGTTTGAAGCTCCTATGCCAGAATTACTTGTATGTAATGCTTTTTGTGGACAAGTAGCAGGACCTAACTCTGCAGCAAACAGAACTTTAACAAGACCCTTAGTAGGTGGACTTTCAATATCTTCTACAAACACTGTATTTTCAGTAGGTACATTTGGATTTATTGCAGTACATGAAGAAACAAATGCATTAGTTGGAGTAACAAATAATCACGTTATTATACAAGATTCATTTTTAACTTCTGAAAGAAACTTGTTAGGTTTAATAAGAAATGAATATACTCCAGTAAATACAGTTTATCAAGATGGAGAAAGTGGATTTATTCCACCATCAAATTATAATATAGGTTTATCATTAAGGTATGTACCTGTATCAGCAAACTCAGATAATAGAGTAGACTGTGCTATATTTTCATTACAAAAATCAGATATAGAACAATCTATTATATCTAAGTCAGTTATGCAAAGTGGAGAAACATATAGTGATCCTTTACCATTTGCTACTTCTGATGAGATAGATGATTTGCTTATTACTAATCCTATGATATATAGTTCTGGTAGAACTACAGGCCCAAAAGGAGGACCTTTATGTCCACTTAGAATTTTTTCTATCTTTACTGCATTTCCAATCTTGTATGCAAAACAAGGAGGATTTTCCCCAGTAGTATTTACAGATCAGATTACATATGTAAAAACAGATCCTGCAACAGATCCTGCCTTATCTCCTACATGTCCTAATCCCGTATATAGTGGAGATTCAGGTTCTGCATTAATTGCAGATTTTAATGGGGTAAGAAAGATTGTAGGACATGTATTTGCAGGAACTAAAGTAGGAAGTGATTTTATATTTGGTTATGCAAATAGAATAGATAACACTGCAATAGAAATGGGAATCAAGGCATGGGATGGTACACACAATGTAAAATATGTAGACCCTACATCAATTGAATATATTACAACTCCTAACGGAAGTTCTAATAAATATATAGACTGTAGTGCTAGAAAATATTGGCAGGTTGGATTAACTTATCTAAATAACCCTTGTTAATCTCAATAAAATTATGTATATTATATTAATAGAAAAAATATGAAACCACTAAATTTTGATAATTCTCCTTGTAGTCCTATATCAAGTAATTGTGTTATATGGCAAGGACCTAATTTAGATTGTATTAAATTATGTACAGGAGATACTGTATCTGATGTAGTTGCTAAACTAGCTACTGAACTTTGTACAATAATGGATCAATTAAATATATCAAACTATGATCTTTCATGTTTTGATTTAGTAGGTTGTAAACCTGATACCTATCAAGCATTCTTACAATTTTTAATTGATCAAGTATGTAATCTAAATAATATTGTTGGAGGACAATCAAGTAATAATCCTGATGAAATAAAAAGTGATCCATTTATCACAGTAGCACCTTGTTTTATAGTAAATGGAATTACAGTAATGACATTAACTGAATATGTTATTGCAATAGGTATAAGAGTTTGTAATCTAGTAGATCAAGTAGCTGATATACAAACTCAAATTGATAACTTACAACTTCAGGTAAATTCATTAGAAATAATAGTTAATCAAGGTAGTACATATACATTACCTTCTATATCAACAAATTGTTTTGCAAGTGCAATTGGAAATCCTTCAGCAACAATTGATCTTGTAGTAAATGCATTGGTAAATGATCCTTTAATTTCATATTGTGAATTACTTGCATCAACAGGATTACCAGCAGAAATAACTTCAGCAGTATTATCTCAATGTATTCTTAATGGTTCACCATCACTTGCTAATCCTGGACAAGACATGCAAACAGCATATGGTCCTTATACAGGAGCAGGAACTTGGCAAAACAATCCTATTACTGCAGCTGATGCACTAAATAATTTATGGATAGCACTTTGTGATATATACACATATGTATCAACATTAACTTTAACTGTTCAAGATACAAACACTATAGATCTTGATTATACTTCAGGAGTATTAACAGCAAACATTGTAGATACAGGATGGGTAGATTTAAATGGATTTTTATGGTATGGGGTAAATAGTGCTACAAGAGTTCCTCAATGTAGAAGAATTGGTAATCAAGTACATTTTAGAGGTATATTAATGATTCCTTTACAAGAACCTCCTGGTAATCAACCATTAGAGTGGGATTATAAAGGATCTTCTCCATTAACAGATACTTATTTTGGAAATTCAACAGTAACACCATCAACAACGGGTCCTGGATCTGTAGTATTAAATTCTGGTGGTTCTATTACATTTAATCAAGGTTTGTCAGTTATACCAACATCTGTAGTTGCTAATGCTTTAAATTTTGATAATACATATTCTATGGGTTTTAAAATAGCACTTAGATTTATTCGTATTGATACTTCACCTACATACAGTGGAACTTTATCAACTTTATTAAGACCATCAATTACAGCAGATAAAAGATTAGTATTACAATTAGTAAAAGATATTGAAGAAACGGCTGGTACTGGAGGAACACCAGGTAATCCACACAGTACTTCACTTTTAAACAATTTAATATCACATGTAAGAAATAATGAATTTGTACCAAAATATCAAAGTGCATCAAGTGTAATGGCAAGTTCACCTGTTTCAGGTGTACAACCTGTTGAATTAGATTATGATTCTACATTAAGATATGAATTTGATTGTGATGCTAATGATGAAACTAATTTGGGTGGATTTGGTTGGATAGATTTAGATGGTTTAATAGCTTATCTTGATCCATGTAACACAGATATTAAAAATTATTCTTGTCCTTAAAATATTAAATAATGGCTTGTTCAAATACAAATATAACATGTACTAGTTGTAATACAACTTGTAGTGGTTGCAATACTAAATGTCCAAAGTGTGGTTGCAAGGATAGTTTTTTAACTACCCCACCACCATGCCCTACACCAGCAGGATGTCCCGATCCTCCTGCATGTTCAGAAGTATTAGATGCTAATTGTGTTATATATTCTGGACCTGGTATTACTTGTAATGATGACACAGTAGTTGTTCCAGATACATCTATAATGAATGCATTAGAAGATATTGTAAGATATTTTTGTGCATTTAATCCAACTATTCCTGAAATAACATGTGATACAGATATTGTTGTAGATGCTGATTCTAGTATTATAGAAGCATTTGAAGCTATAGTAAATTATTTTTGTACTGCTATTTCTACACTAGTACCAATTACAGCTGATAATGGTCTTACTATGAGTACAATAACAAATGTACAATGGGGAGGAACATTAATACAAGATACTACTATAACTCAAGCAGGATACACAACTACCTTTACAGCAACTCCTATTGCAGGATCATCAGCTATGACAATTGTAACAAGTGGTGTTGATGCAAATACAATTGGTCTTACAATTAGAAATCTTATTACAGATGCTACATCAAAAGCTGCTGAATTTGGAGGTGGTTTAGGACAAGGTTTGCTTGTAACAACAAATAATGCTCCTACTAATCCTGCATTATATGCAGTTGCTGAAGAACCTACATTAGGTAATGTTACAGTTAATGTTCTTAAATTGTATGCATCTACTGCAGCACCCGCACTTGCAGGTATAGGTGCAGCAATTAATTTTACTTATCAAACAACTTTAGGAACAGAATTATCATCGGGAAGAATAGGTTATACATCTACTACAAATAGTGCATTACCACTTTTAAATGTAGCTAAATTTTTTATTACTACAAAAGACAATGGTTCTGCAACACCTGATACTAAATTAGAGATATCAGGAAATGGGCAGTTAAAACTTAATAGATATGGTATAGGTACATTTGCAGGAACTCCTACATTTAATCTATTAACTAATGGTACTGGTGATGTAATTGAACAAACAGCCGGTTTATTTGGTACTGCATTTAGAGCAATAATATCACCTCCTCCAACTATTAATGTTCAAGTTAAAAGTTATTTAAACTCATTTGTTGGAACAGGTCAAACTATTATTCCTACTGTTCAGTATCAAATTGTTAATGGAGTAACAACGTCACAATATAATGCTGGTACAGGAGTTTGGACATGTCCTCAAACAGGTAGATATGATATTAATTGTAACTTATATCTTACTGCTCCTGCAGGTACTACTGGTTGGGGAGATTCAAATGATGGAAATATACAAATAGGTGTTACTGATACTACAGGAACAGCTATAATATACTTTGCTGATATTATTATGATTAGAAAAGGAGTGTTCTTAAAGACAGCATATTTAACAGGAACATTACAAGGTGCTGTATTAAATGCAGGTACACAATTGATTTTTAAAGTTTTGAACTTTACAGATATTAATTATGTACCCGTAATTGGAGATAATATAGACTGGTCAATAAGACGAGTTGGATAACTATAAAGAAGTTACAGGTTGTTGGTTTCTGTGACAACAAGGCAATACCCTCACACTTGTGGGGGTTTTGTTTTTTAGTTACATTTGTTAATGTCAAATATTTTTAGTATATTAATATGAAGGAGTTTAAGAAACCAAATGTAAAAGCTTCAAGGTATAGACCAGAAGTAATAACTCTCTTAAATAAAGAGTTCTTTGAAAACTTTAAAAAAGCATATCCTAAGTATAAAAACTTGGATAATAAACTATTAAGAAAAATCATTAAACGATTTAATCAAATAGTTTATCAGACAGTAATTGATACAAGAGATGGTGTGCAATTGCCGGAGCAATTAGGTTGGTTATTTATTGGAACATGTCAACGTAGTAAGAAAGACAATATTGATTATGCAAAATCTAAAAAGTATGGTGTTAAGGTAACAAACAATAATTGGGAAACAGATGGAAAACTAGCTAAGATATTTTTTACAAACTATGCACCAAAACACAAAATGAAGAATAGAGAATTTTGGGGGTTTACTGCATGTAGAGAATTTAAAAGATCAGTAGCTAAAACATATCCTGAAAATTGGAATATATATGTACCTGTTCTATCTAAGGCAAAAATAGATAAAGTTTACAATAGTATTATGTATAAAGATTATTTAAATAAAGTTGAGAAAACAACTTTAAAAACATATAACGAATTTGAGTTATGACAACAATTGGAGATGCCGTATCACGAGTAAGAAATACATTAAAAGCTGTAAAGGAAGATCCTTTTCTTACTGACAGAGTTATATATTCTGCAATAACAAAGTATGGGCAAACTCTTTTAAAGAGAGAAGATAATCAATTTAGATTAATGAAGATAAGTTCTATCTTCAATGTTCTTTCTTATGTTGAACTTATTGATGTTGATAGAGTTGAAGCAGGATGTATTGGTGTATATTCAGGATGTTATTTTAAAAGAACAAAAGATAAACTACCTACAATTTTTGATGGAGCAATGGGTCCTATTATTCGTACTGTATCTTCTATAGATGGATCAATAGAAATGTTCAGAACAGATCCTGGTACTTGGGTTTCTATAACTAAGTCAACAACATTTAAATATAATAAGAGACCTTACTTCTGGTATCTTAACGGTTACTTATATTGTCCCAATATAGACTGGGAAGCAATAAGAATTGAAGCTGTATTTGAAGGAAGTACTGCAGAGTATAATTGTAATACAGATCCTTGTCTTATTAGACAGAATGATCCATTACCTTTTCCAGAATATTTATTTTCTGAAATAGAGCAGTTTGTTATAAAAGAATTAACCATGGCTATGCAGGTTCCAACTGATGGGCCTGATGATGGTCAAAATGCATTAAGATAATGGATTTTAACTACACACTAAAATACAGAACATTTGACCAGTTGTTGGAAGATGTTACTATTGACATGCATACATTTGCATTGGAAAATATGATTGAGCCTCAACAATTAATTAAACTTGTAAAAAAGATTAATTATGATTTAGGTTTAAGAATTAATCAGCAGAAAGAAACAATACTTGAAGTATGTCATAATAAAGTAAAATTACCTGATGACTTTTATACATTTAATTTTGCATTTGTTTGTGGAGAATATAAAGATTTTGTAGGTTATGGATATCCTGCTGGTGGTACCAACATACAAGAAGTACCTTATAAAGAAGTTCCATCTACTGTAAATCAGTGTGCAGCACCAACAATTAATTGTTCTACGTGTGGTTCAAATCCTTGTAATAATACTGCAGCATGTTCTAGTAATACAAATCCTCCTACATGTGCTCCTGTAGTAATTCCTGATTCTGTTGATCCACTTAATCCATATGGTGATACCTGTATTAGACCAAGAGTATTTATGAACTGTAAAGGTGAGAAGTATGAACTAATACAAGTTTTAAATACAGGAACAACAAGAACCTATTCAAAACTTTTACCACTACGAATGAAGTCAAGTCAAGAAATTGAATGCGACTGTCCAAACTTATATTATAATACACCAAATGAGGGTTGGATAAAAGATGGGTTTTTATTTACAACTTTTGAAAGTGAAAAAGTTTATTTAAATTACCAAGGTGAACTACTTGATGATAATGGTAATCTAATGGTTCCCGATCATGACCTTCTTAATGAATATTATGAGTATGCATTAAAAGCAAGAATACTAGAGAATCTTTATATTAATGGAGAAGATGTTGCTCAAAGAATGCAACTTATAGAACAAAGACTAAGAGTTGCAAGAAATCAAGCACTCAATCTAGTTAATACTCCAAACTTTAGAGAAATGGAAAAACTTTGGTGGGCAAATAGAAAAGCTCAGTATGGTAAATACTACTATATGTTTATGAGTCACTCACCTAACAATCCTTACTATAGAAGAAACACAAATAGTAGAGTTATTTAGTTATGGCAAAGAAACAGGGTATACAAGATACGTCTAAAGTATTTACTAATTCTTTTTCAAAAGGATTAAATAAAGATTCTGATCCTTCATTTGTATCTGAAGGAATGTGGACTCATGCAATTAATGTAGTTAACAATACTATTGAAGGAGATGTTAATACATTATCTAATGAAATAGGAAATGAACCATGTGGTGTTACTGGACTATCAATGCCAGCTACAGCAACAGACAAACATATAGTAGGTGCTATATATCTTTATTCAGATAAATGGGTAATATTTACTGCAGGACATAATTCACAAGGACAAAGAATAACTTCTGAAATAGGGTTGTATGAAGAGGACTCTTGTAGATACAGAGAAATTGTACAAGACCCATGTTTAAACTTTGATAAAAGATATCTTATATCTGGAGCATCTAGAGAAAAAGAAGATTGTTCTTGGCAAGTGTATTGGGCAGATGGATTTAATCCAGATAGATATTTAAATATTGGAGATCCTCAAACATGGCCAACATCTGATTATCAATGGTTAGGTGGTTTAAATATGAACTATTATTCTAATGGTACTGTTGTAAATTTTCTTTGGCCAGGTGTTCCTTGGTATGAAAAAGTAACTCCAGCACAACCATGTGAATTTACAACATATATAAACTCACTTAATTGTGATGATACCAGACTTGCTAGATTAATGGAGACACCATGTCTTAATTTAACACTAGGTCAATCAGGTGGAACATTAGCCAATGGAACTTATTTTGCAGTTATTGCATATAGTATTAAAGGACAAAGAGTAACAGATTGGTTTTCACAAAGTAACTTTCAGTTTATCTATACTGTAAATGATCTAGAGGGTTCGTTAATATTAGATGTAGAAGTTGATTCAGAAAACTTTGATGAATTTATTTTGGTAATTGTAGAAGCTACAAATCAACAAACTGTAGCTAGTCAAATGGGAATCTATTCTACTAATACAAATAGAATTGCAATTGATCAAATTAATCCTAGTCTTATAAAAGTTCCTTTAGAACAATTACCAATTCAAACTCCTGTATTTGAAACATCTGATCAAATAGCAGAAGTAAATGATTATTTATTACGAGTAGGTCCTAGATCTAAATTTGATTTTAATTATCAACCACTTGCTAATATGATTAGCACAAGATGGGCAAGTGTTGAGTATCCTGCTGATTATTACATGAAGGGAGGTAATAAAACAAATTATCTTAGAGATGAAGTTTATACTTTCTACATTAGATGGATTTATGATACAGGAGATAAGTCTTCTTCATATCATATTCCAGGACGTGCTCCAAGACAATTTCAAATTCCAGGAGGACCTGCATTAAATGAAACATCTGATTTTTTATTAAATCCTGATAAAAATATATTAGCAACAGATGATCAAGTATTTGAAGTTTATAATACAGCTACAATAAATATAGCACCGGGTCCTGTTGTAGGTACAACAACTGATGATGGAGGTACTGTAGTTGCAATTGGAGAAATGGGTTATTGGGAATCAGAAGAAATATATCCAGATAACAGACCTGATATTTGGAATCCAAGTAGATATTGTTGGACAGGACCTGCTGCTCAACTACTACCAGGACAGAGTGTCGGTAATTATGATTTGTGTGGTTTACCAATAAGACATCATAAGTTTCCTGAAAATTTTATAAATAACAGTCCTGCTACACAAGCATTACATTTTAGACCAAATTCAAATACAACAAGTGCTGGTGCTGATGAATATTTTATTAGATTAATGGGAGTTTATTTTGAAAACATAATGCTTCCAAAAGATCAAAATGGAAATGATATTCCTGGTATAGTTGGTTATGAAATTCTTAGAGGTTCTAGAGAAGGTAATAAAACTATTATTGCCAAAGGAATGGTTAATAATTTTAGAAGTTATAAAATAAGAAATAATATTCCTTCTGATGTAATTGGACTTTATCCAAACTATCCTTATAATACTATTCTTCCATTAAATAATTCTAATACACCAGGTGATCATAATTACTTGTATAATGATCCATATATTAGAAATCAAGATGCTGCAGGAAATGATTTAGATCAAAATATACCTAATGATATATTTACATTTCATTCCCCGGATACAATGTTCCGTACTCCATTTCTCTCTACCACAGAGTTTAAATTATATGGAACATTAAGTGGTTATGCCGATATAAATTTTCAAGAACCTAATGGTCATCCAAAATGGAAACTATTAAGTGATGATGTAATTCTACCAATGATAGTTGCTGGTGTAGCTGAAGCTATCATATCTATGTTAGGTAAGAGAACAGTAAATGAACCAATTATAAATTCATATACAGAACAAGTTAGAGGAACAGGAGGAATTAATCCAATCAATCTTAGTTTTGGTCCAACTGGTTCAGGAACATTTGTTGGAGGTAATAGTACACCTGGAACTGGTGGTCAAATTGACGATGCACTTGCACAAAACAATGCTTTAGGGAATATTGATAATGCATTAACTAATCTACTTACTGGATACAATCCTTTTATTAACACGTATTATTCAAGTGGTACTGCATATAGTGATGTATTTACAGCTATTGCAGCAGGATATAGTAATACACAATATGCAACAGAAATAAATAGTTTAATTGGTGTTATAAATACTAATGCAGATGATGCTGGTATACCAGGTTTATTATCACTTGCTGGAACAATTGAGTTTCCTAGATGGGCATATCTAGATCCTGTTACAAGATCATTAGGTGCATTAAATCAAGTTGTGTTTTATTTTTCAGAAGGTGCAGATGTTACATTAAAAATATTTTATGCAATAGTACCTTTTAGACAATATGGATTACAATCTATAAGTCATGGTTATTATTCTAACATGAGAAAAATTTCAAATAATGAACTATTAAGATTTAGAATAAGAGATAGTTTTTATTTAAGAGATAATATACAAAATGTTTCTAAGTATCAAGACAATATATTTCCTGCTATAACATATGGTTATAAAATAAATAATTTAAAAAGATCTGATGCCGTAACAATAAGAACTACTTCAGGACCTGACTATATTCCAGGAGTTCCTGATGGTGCAAACATTGGACCTCATTTAATTACATCAGGTGTTCAAGATAAATCATTAGTTACATTAGGAAGCTTGGTACAATCTCAAGCTACTCCATCTACATTTACACCTAATTTTAATGAAGATGATAAAGATGTTGGTTTTAGACAAACTATTGCTAGTCATTATGGTGGTTTAAAAGGTAGAGTTAGAAATCAGTATGGTCAACTAGGAAGTGAGTATCAAATTGTAATTACAACATGTGAGCAAAAATTAAAAGATTATAATTTAATTCCTACAAATTGGATATGTCCAACAGATAATAAAACATATAACTTTAAAACTATACAAAGAACTCCTGTATTATTTGGTGGAGATACTTATATAAATAGATATACAGAAAAGAACAATATGATGTTCTTTTATGATTGGTTATATGATCAACCTGATGGATTTGAGTACAACTACTATTTACATAGCATGATACCTCAAGCTAGATTTAAAGTAAATAGTCAACTGTATGATATAAATAATTTAGCTGAAGCTTTTATTCCAGGAACACCTGCAATACCAGGTGTAGGTGCAAGACCAAGTGCATCTTATAGACTAGACTATTGGAGACAAAATGCAATAGGACAAACAGCATTTTATGATTATACAAATGATACAAGAAATGGATTTTTTACAGTTGTTCCGTTTCCACCATTCTTTTGGATTCAATACTATGCTGGTATTTGGTCAGTAAAAAATGCATATTTTTATTTAGCTAATTCAGGTATAAGAGATTTTTTTGTTGAGTCTGAAGTACTTGTTGACTTTAGAAAAAATAGTGAAAGAGAAGGAGGTAAACATTATGACCCATATAGATATACAGATTATCAAGCAATGTTTGATATGGATCCAGCTGTCATGGGTAGATTAAGTGAGTACATATATGATTACAGTTTAAGTGTATCAAAACTTTATAACCAATATTTTTCTGCGGGTAGTCTTCAATCAAGATATTATGATCCTGAAGTAGCAAAGTTATGTTACACTTACTACCCTGATAGAATAATATATTCTCTACCTCAACAAGCTGAAGCAGTTAAAGATAGTTGGTTTATATATCTAGTCAATAACTATAAAGAATTTAAATCACAAATTAGTGGTGTAAAAGCAATTAACAAAAGTGGTATTTTTATTACATTTAAAAATGATAGTCCACTAATGTATCAAGGTGTAGATACACTACAAACTGATTTAGGAACTAAGATTACTATTGGTGATGGTGGATTATTTTCTCAACCTCAACAATCAGTAAGTAACTCTGATAAAGCATATGAATATGGATCTTCTCAAAATAGGAGATCTGTTATTTCTACTCCAGCTGGACTTTATTATATGTCACAAAACCAAGGAAGAGTATTTGCTTATGGTGAAGGATTAAAAGAAATATCACAGAATGGAATGAAATGGTGGTTTATTTTATATATGCCATATAAACTTACTGAAGATTTTCCTGATTACCCATGGCAAGATAATCCTGTATCAGGTATTGGTTGTCAAGCAACCTATGATAGCTCTAGTACTGTACTTTATTTTTGTAAGAAAGATTACGGATTAAAAGATGAATTTAAAAATCGTGTGACATATGTACCATTAAGATCTAATGGTACTGGTGATTATTTTATAGTAGATAATCAACAAAATATAAGATACTTACTAGGTGATCCAAGATTATTTGAAGATGCTTCATGGACATTAAGTTATGACCCTAAAGCACAGTATTGGATTAGTTTTCATGACTGGCATCCAGATTCACTATTACCTACAAAAGATATATTTATAAGTGTAAAAAATAATACTTTATGGAAACATAATTATGTATGTAACAGCTTCTGTAATTACTATGGTGAACAACACGGGTTTGAATTAGAGTTTCCAATTGTAACTGGACAAACTGTAATGACTACTAGATCTATGGAGTATGCATTAGAATGTTACAGACGAAATGGAGAAAGTTGTATTGATCAACATCATGTACTTGATTATAATTTTGATCAAGCAGTTGTATATAACACAGAACAAGTTTCCGGATATCTTAATCTAAACCTGTATCCTAAAAATGATGTAAACTTATCATTACAATACCCTAAGTTAGGAGCCAATCAATTCTCGTATGACATCCTTTTCTCTAAAGAAGAAAACAAATATAGGTTTAACCAATTCTGGGATATAACAAGAAATAGAGATGAATTTCCAATAGGATCAAATTATCCTCCAACAGGAGCTCTTATTCCAGGTACTACAATTCTACAAGGTAATTACTCTTCAGAAAATACATGGATAACTTCTGTAGATGGTTACACTAGGGTGCTTAATCCGAACAATATGAATTATGGAAAACCAGAATTACAAAGAAAAAAGTTCAGACATTATTTAAATTTCTTAAGTTTGAGAAAGAAACAATGTGATAATGTCAATATGATATTAAAACTTAGTAATAGTAAAAATCAATATTCTCCTAGGTAATGTATAATAAAAAAGTACTTATTGACGCTGTTAGAAATCTTAGTAAAACTAAGAATTCTACTAATACTAATAATGGCTTAGATAATAATTTTAAGAGGGGTGGATCTAATAAAAGACCTAGTCTACCAAAAGGTAAAAGTCCTAAATCATACTCAAGAAGTTTTGAAGCAACAAATAGGTTGTTTGCACAACATCCTCTATTTAAGAAACCTAAATCTAAAAAGAATAAAATCTTTGATCCAAGAGCTCAATATTATGCTGAAGGTGGTTTAATACAATATGCACCAGGAGGATATTCTGATGAGCCACCAGGATCAAAGAAAAAAAATTATGGTGATTCTAAAAGAATACTTCCAAAATGGATGCCAAAAGGAATGGTTAAAGCTATTCAGAATACTGAAGTAGGAATAAGTCCTTATATGACAAATGAACAGGCTTATCCTATAGGTATGAAACAAAATCTTACTGATTTTACCTCTGGAAAAAGTTTGTTGGGAGAAGGCACAAAAGCTATAGGAATGTCAAATCCTTCTTATGGGGTAAACTTTACTACAGGATTGACTAGAGATATATCAAAAAACAAAGATAGTGGTTGGGCATTAAAAGGTTATTTAGGAAAACCTTATGATTCATCTTTGGGTCAAGCTGCAGGACAGGCAATACAAAAAATGGGTAAGGATCAATATGAGGGAGCCTGGGAAAGATATTATGATGATCTTGCTATGTACAATGCAGGTGAGATGACTGGTTCAGCATATAGGGAAGGTCCAGATAAATGGGATCCTGAAAAAGAAAAACCTAAAGAAAGTGTTGGTAAATTTTTAAAAGGTTTTGGAAAAGCTGTAGAAAAAAGTCCTGTTGTAGGAGGTTTATCAGCTAATTACCGTTATGATAAATTTAAACAACCTCATGGTTACAAAGCAGCTGGTGAAGGAGAAATAAAATTAGATTGGGATCCAAGTAACAATATTGGTTTAGGATTAAAAGGTGGTCTTGAGTTTTATGGAGGTGATAAATATCACTCAAAAAATTATAGACCGGGTAGTTATAAATGGAATGTAAACCCTAGTGTAACAGCTGGTATAGGTACAAGACCACATTTTGGTTTTAATCTAAATGCAGGTGTAGAAGGTTTACCTAAATTTATGCCTAAGAATTTTCCTGGTTATTTCTATGGTAATGTAAACTATAACCAAAGTCTAATGCTGCCTGGAAGTTTTTCTGCTAATGCAGGGATGAAGTTTCCACTAAATCAATACAAACAAAAAAAAGCACAGAAAGAAATTAATGAAAAAATTAAAAATGATCCATTTATACCTTCTAATAATAACGTAAAAACTACAACCTTTGGTAGCCAAAATAAAAATGGAGGTATAAGTATTAATCTTACAGAAGATGAAATACAAAAATATGTTGACGGTGGTTATATAGTAGAAGATGATATTTCTGTACCTGAATTAAATCAGTATGCACCAGGTGGTGCTGTAAAACCAATGATGGATGAAAATGGAGAACCTAGATGTCCTGATGGATATACATATAATCCAGAAACTGGATGGTGTGAAGGATATGGTGATAAATGTCCTGATGGTTATGTAAAAGATCCTGAGACAGGAAAATGCAAATCTATTGGTTATAAAGTTATACCAGGTGTACTTGATGAAAATAAAAAAGTAATTGATAGAAGTAAACTTGAAAGAAAGTATACGGACTGGCCACAAGATTTAAACCTCACACGTACTGAATTTGATGATGAGTATGGTGATATCTATATTCAACCAGCAGGATCATACACTATATATTCTGATAATAATGAGTATTTAACATCTGTACCTTTTTATCCTGATCTTAATTATAAAGTTGAAGTTGATCCTAATAAAAAAGAAGGTTATGACAAGTCTAGTAATACATACTATGTAAATTCTAAAGATTCACATCAGTATGAAAAGTACAGACAATGGCAAATACTTAAACAAGAAGAAAAAGAAAATCTTGATAAAATACAAAAAGCTGGTTTAAAAACTAAGATTGGAGAGACACAAACTTATAATCCAGATTCTGAATATAAGTTTTCAACTTTTTCTGGTGATATAGCAGACCAAGATCCAAATAGTGACTTTACTAAAAGGATGAGTAAAGAAATTAATGCCTTTAAAAAATTATATGAAGATCCTGAATATATACCAGATAATATCAAGAATCAATTATTTAATGATTATCAAAAGAAAAGAAAAAAAGGTAACATAGAAGCTAAACCATGTCCTGAATGTTCACTTTATCATGGTTCAACTTATGATATTGGAGATGACTATGTTAGAGAAAATATGAATTTATCTTTAGTAACTAAAGAATATCCTGATGTAATTTTTAAAAAGGATGCTGATGGTTATGAAGATGCACAAAATATTGATTTTGAAAAACAATATACATATGCTGATCCGTCTCTTGATAGAAAAATACCTACATATGAAACACCTGAATTAGAGTTAGAGGGATTGGGTATTTCTAGATATGAATTTCCAGAAGGTAAATCACATCCAAAAAGAAAGAATACATATAAGTTATTTTTAAATCAAAGATATGATACACAACCTTTAATAAGAAAATCTTCAAAAATTGTAAATAAAAAAGAAGATCCTTTACTAAGATTTATAACTGGGTATGATAGAGAAAAGGGAACTCCTGAATTGTATAAATCACGTAAAGGTTGGAATGAAAGATATATTGATGCAACTAGTAAGATGCACCAAGATTTAGAGAATGCAGAAAATGTAAAATTTCCAAGTTTTAGAGGTGTACCAATTGCAAGTTGGGATGATTACAGGGCAAGAAGAGAATATAAAAAAGATTGGAAGAACTATGTTAAAAATGAACTTCCTAAATTACGTGAAAGAAATAGAGTTGCTAAAGAAGAATACAATACACAACTTGAAGAATTAATGCAGAGAAAAGCTTATGATGAAAAACTAAGACAAGAATCAACTTTAGTTAGTGATAAATATGGTGGACAATTGGATAGTTATGCACCAGGAGGTTGGCCCCCTAAAGGATTACGTAAGTCTCGTAAACTACCTGAACCTGAACATAGAATAAATAAAATAACAATTGGTAATTCAAAAGATCGTGCAACAAATTTGTCAGCAGCTCAAACTATAAAGGCAGTACAAGATAGAACTGTTAATTTATGGAATTCAGCTGAAGGTCAAAGAAGATTACAAAATTTAATTAATACTACTCCTGCTTTAAAAGCTAATTTATTTTTTGATTCAAAAGATATGGTTTCTGATTTAGCAAATACAAGAAATCTAAATCAAGAGGCTATTACTTATACAAAAACTATAAATGATATAATAGCTGAACAAAATAAAATTGATTCATATCATGAGCAAAATTTAATAAGTGACAATGATTATTTTAATACTTCAGTAACTTTAGATAATCAACTCAAAACAGCTGAAGAAACTTATGCTAAATTATTAGAAGATTCTAATACACAAGGTGGTGCTTTCTATGATAGAAATCAAAATGCTTTTGTTATAAATCCTAAATTTTTTACTAATGAAGAATTACCTAGTGTAGGTATGCATGAGATAATTCATTTACCAGGTGTTAAACGTGGAGTAGGACGTACATCAATAGATGAAAAACTTGGTGGTTTAGATTTAAAAAATCAATTAGATTTTGATTTGTCTAATGCATCTAATAATAATATTTTTTATAAACATTTAAATAAAGATGGTAATTATTTACAAAAGGCTATATCTTATTATAATCTTAATGGAGGTTTTGAAAGAAGTCCTTTTTTAGCTGAGTTAAGAGAAAATATGTTACAAGACAATATTATAAAACATCCTTATCAAAAAGTAAATTCTAAAATGATAAAAGATTACTATAAGGATTACTTAAAAAAAGAAGATAAGTTTCCACTTAGAATTTTTGATATAATGACAAATAAACCTAAGAACTTTGGTTTATTGTCTAACACAATGAATGAACTTCCATCATTTGCTCCATATGTAATAGGTGCTGGTACAGCTGCTTTATTAGGTAATCCATTTAGTGCAGAAAGTAATTTAGAAGATAATCAATATGCTGAAGGTGGTGAACCATGTCCAGAAGGATATATTAGAAGTACTGCTACCGGTGAGTGTGTTTTAGATGTATCTGCAGAACAAACACCTGCTGAAGAATGGTATAAGAACTGGTATACTAATAGAGTTATACAAGATGTAGAAGGTCAAAAATTATTAAATGAAGCAAGACCGAAACTATTAAAAAGAACAGAAAAGTTTCCTGAAATAGATTATGATACTAAAGGATTAGGTGATTCTTCAGGTATGTATAATCCTATGACAGGAAAAATATCTTTAAATTCTTCACAGATAACGTCTCCTTTTATTAGAGATGAAGTTTTGTTTCATGAAAAAGGTCATTACCTTACGTCTCCTTCTATGCTAGATCCTGAAATGGATACATATAAAAAAATGAAAAATCATCCTGTACACAAACTAAGAGAGTATGAAACAGGTTTAGTTAATCAAGCATTAGTTCCTAAAAATAAAGTATCAAAAGAAGAAGGAAAGTTTTATGATTACATCTCAGGTAATTATGGTGAGGAGATCAGTAAGAGAATTATGGAATTAAGAAGACTTGCTGGATTTAAACCAGATCAAGAAATTACAGATGATGATCTAAAAAACTTTTATCAGAAAGCTAAAACTAAAGGATGGACTGATCCTAATTCAGATGCATTTGTTCCTGCTTTAATTGATTTTCAAAGATTTATAAATAGTCCTCAAGATTTAAAAATGCTTCTTAATAAGATGGCAAAGAATGAATCAAGATCAATAGATGAGTATGCACCTCAACAAGCTCAATATGGTGGTACACCTGATTACCAACTAGGTGATGAGATAAATAAAGCTACTATGGAAAAACTAAAAAAATTAGGTTATACATTTGAAAAAATAAAATAATGGCAAAGTATAGAATAACAAGCATTCCACAATATGCACCAGGAGGAGAGACTGATAGGTCAAAAAGAAAAAAGAAAACATATGAAGATCAACCTATGGTAGAAGTCCAAGGTGTTGATCAACCTTCTTACTGGAATCAAATGTCTAGTGATGTTGTGCAAGGTATAGAGTGCCCTCCTGGAAGAGAAAATTTTGAAGGAAATTGTTTAACTGAAGATGAAATTCTTAGTATTCTAGAAGCTAGAAATACAGAAATGACACAAAAGAATTTTGATAGAAGATTAGCAAAATTAAATAAATCATATAGTACATTTGAAAATCCTGAACTTGCTTCAAAGATGTTAGGTGATTATATATATAACAAAAACAGAAGAGAACAAGAAGATAAAGATAAATATCAATCTTATATATCTGGTATACAAAAAGCTGTAGACAAAGGTAATAAATATAAAAAAGAAACTCTTAAACCATATTATAGTTTATCTAAAGAACAAGTAGAATCTAATCCAAATTTTGAAGCTTGGTATAACAATACTGAAGATCCTGATAGAGCAAATTACTATGTAGAAAAGAAAGACTTGGGTGATGGTAATTATGAATTTAATCTTTACCCTAAAGAAGGAATAGCACACATGATGTCTCAGGCAGGTATGAAACCTGGTGAATTTGAAAAACATCATGGACTAAATGCTCAACAACTTCAAACAGAATTTGGAGATTACTTAGGAGCCCTTGATAAATTTCATATTAAACAAGGTGCTGAAATGATTAATAATTTAACTAAGCAAGGTTATTCAGCTGAAGATGCTAAAAGACAATTAGTTAAAACAGGTTATAATTCAAAACAAGGTGTTACTCAATTTACTGGAATTGCCAATGATCTTGATTTTCAAAATAATGCTGATAATTATTTTGTAGATTACAGTGGTGTATTGTATAAGAAAGATAAGTATGGAAATGTATACAAGTATACTAATGAATATGCCAATGATGATTTTAGTTTAATTAAAGGAACTGAAACAAAAGAATCTGAAAGTCCATTTAGTAAAGATAAAGAAAGTGGTAAAGAATATATTAATCCTTTTAATTGGGAAAAAGTAGATTCTAAAAAAGTTAAAACAGATGCTCAAGGAAATATAAATGTAAATGGTAAAAATACAACTTACTATGGTTATGGTTTTGGTAATAGAGCTGGTGATAAAAATGAAGCTAATATATTATCTCAATACAAAAGTGACACAAATAAATATTACACAGATACAGAAAAACAAATAAAAGATTCTGAAGTAGATCAGCAGCAAGAAAGGTATACTGAAATGAATAATATGCTGTATGATGCTGTTTATAATAATACTGGTACTAAAATAGCACCCATAACTCCTGTATATGGTGTTCATAATGATTATGCAAATGAGTTTAACAAAGCTGCTCAACAAATAAATTCTATTGAAGGAAACTCACAAGATGATGTTGCTAAAAGAGCAAAAATATTAAATGACTTTTTTACAAAAGCTAAAACATTTAATAGTAGTTATATAGCAAAAGTTCCTAAAGAATATAATGCTGATGGTAGTGTAAAAAGTTATCATGATAAAAAATTAGATGTTTCACAACTTGGTAATTATGGTGACAAAGCTTCTGTTGTTTATTTAGACTATAAAGGTACCAGAAATGCAGAAGCATATAAAAACTCAGGTGATCTTAAAAAAGCTATGGGTGATGCAAGAAATAATGCAGCAGAAGAACTTCTTAGATATGCTTATACAAATAAAATAAATCCTGGTTCAGAAAGTCTTAATTATAAAGGTTATGATGGATCAAAGTACACAGGAGAAGAAGAATATGAAACATTGCCTTTTGATGTATGGAAACAAACTCCTGAAGCACAAGAGTTTATAGCAAATTATAATAAAGATCCTAAGTATGGTGAAAAGATATATGATGTAGAAAAGAACCGTGCAGAAAAAAAATGGCAAGACTACCAAGATGAAAATTCATTATGGAAAAAACCTACCTTATCTAATTTTTTAGAAAAGGCTGGTCAACAAATAAGTAGTTTAGCTAATCAACCTGTTTATACTTTAAATCAATGGGCATCAGGAAATGCAGCAGATCCTATGATTGGTCTTATGCCTGATGCACCTACATCACGAAACATAGGAGCATGGGAAGCAAATCTTGGTCCAGGTGGGTCAAGATTATTTTTAGATAGATATAATAATTTAAATAGTGATTTTGGAACTCAAATAGCTAATTTATTTAACCCTGCACATTTTGCTTCAAATGTTGGTATTGGTCTACGTAATTTATATGAAGGAGATCCAGAACAAGAAGTTGGAGATGTTTTATTAAATACAGCATTTTCTGTTTTACCTGTATCAAAAGTATTACGAGCAGCATCTGCTACAAAACTATTACCTGGTGTAAAGACTTTATCTAAAGTAGGGGCAAGAGGGTTAGCAAAAAATGCATTATATAATGCTACTAGAAATTTAGTAACACCTGGTGCCGGATTAACTGGTCTGTTTGTTAAAGATGCATTTATGCCAACTGGAGAAATAGATCCATACACAGGTAGAGAAATACAAGGGTTTGGAGTTGAAGCTGGTCAAAATATATGGAATGAAATACAAAAAGCAAAAGAAAAAGCACACATATCAAGCTCTTTACCTTCATCATCATCATTAGATTTCTTAGCACATTTGGATTCAGATAAAGTAAAAGAAAATTTATTTGGTTTAGGTATGGCAGGAATGATAGGTTTACATGGTGGAAAAACTGCTTTAGGATTTGGTAAAGACTTACTACGTGGAGCACCAAATTATTTACCTGCTGGTACAAGATTATTAAATGATAAATATAATTTTGAAATGGATCCTGCATTGTTTAATCAACAATATTTTAATCGTTCTGGATTAAATGCTACTGGATTAAATCCTAAAGAACCATTAAGATTAAGAAAAGAAGGTGGAGATCTTCCTCAAGCAAAAATGGGATGGCCTCCTGGAAGTTTTAGACTTAGAAGAAAAACTCCAACAGTTTTTGGTAGAGATGTATATAGACCAAGTAGTACTATTTTTAACACAGGAATAAAAGCTGGAAATGTTTTTACTCCTACAGAAAGAATATCTACCTATGGCAATGTTAAAAGAGAATATCCAATTAATTTTGAAGGTATTCCATATGATAAAAATAAACTTGGTGAAGCAATATATAATGTTGATCCTTTAGATTATGGTAATGCTGCAAATTGGCAACAACAAGGTATACTTGATTTTTTAGATTATCAAACTAAAGAAACAAAAACAAATTTTCCTGAATTAGAAAAGAATGTAAATAATGTTAAGGGCTCTGATATTAGTATTGATTTAAATAAATTAGGAGATTTTAGATTTCAAGATTTTTCAGATGGTTGGGAAGCAAGGAGGTTTATGATGAATGCATTTGATGGACCACAAAAAACATTATCTAAATCTGACTTTTGGACTGATGCTGATTTAAATAAATCTGTAGAATTAGGAAAACAATTTGATGAACATCAAAATGAATTTATGGATTTTCTTTCTGTTGATGATGTTCCTGGATTTATTAAAAAATATCCACATTTGGCTGAAATATTTACAGATGAATTTAAATTTCCAAAGGGTAAATTTTATAGCAATCAAGCACAAAGAAAATTAATAAATGATACACTTGGTTTTGGATATACAATGATTGATCCTTTAGGTACTGGAGCTTTAAGTGCTCTTGCAAAAGGTAAACCTTTTCCTAAAACAGTTGGTGAATACTATTCATCATTTAAAGCTTCAGTGTTAGGAGAACCAGATATTAAATTTGATTCTCTATTTCCAAGTGCTCAAAAATTTAATGCTTTTGATAAGGATTGGTTAAGAAGACAAAATCCATTTACTTATATTGAAAGTTTACGAGGACTACCGTGGGCTGATGATATAATAAATAAAAGTATTTCTAATACATTATCACGTACTGTTTATGGTTTGTCCCGTGTAGAAGCACAAGCTTTACAGGATGCACTAATAGAAAAAAGACATCAAATGTTTAAACAAGATTTGATGAAAGATATAAATAAAGGTAAACCGTTCAAAGGCAGAGATGCTTGGAATCAAATAACCTCTCAACCAGGTTGGAAAAATAAAAATGGAGGTATTGCTATGAAACTTACTAAAAAGGAAATAGACAAATATGTTCAAGGAGGATACATTGTAGAAGAAGAATAAACTTTATAAGTTTATTGATTAAATTAAATTTTAGTATATTTATATATAACATGTTATTATGAAGTCAGTAAGAATAAGAAAAGCACTTCCAGGTGAGAAACCAGGTTACTATAATAAAACTGCAAAATTTCTATATGGTGGTCTTGTAAAAGCAAATATGGGAATGCAAGTAGGTCCTAATAATGATCCTGAAGAAAGATTAAAAGTTGTACTTGGTAATGTTTATTCAGATCTTGTAAATGGAGCTGATGAAAACTTTGTAGAAACAAAATTGATTACTAATTATGGTATAGATCCTATGATGGCAAAAGAAATGATTGCCATTGTTAAAACTCAATTAGAACAAAGTGGATATGCTGAACCTTCTGAAGAAGAACAACCTCAAGCTCAAGATCAATCATTAGGAGGAGAAGATGAAAATAGTGCACCGATTGCATTACCAGGAAATGAAGGATCAGGTACACCAGGTGAAGATGAAGAACTAGCACTCTCTATGGCAGATGAAGAAACTGATGAAAGTACATTAAATCGTTTGAATGAACCAAGAGCTGTTGAACAAGAACAACAACAAGAAATAAGTAAGTATGGAGGTCCTTATACAAAGAAACTTAAACGAGCTCAACAAGGAATGCAACAACCATCAGAAGAAGAGATGATGAGAATGCAACAAGGTCAACAACAACCTCAACAACAACAAGGTGGTGGAGATCAAATGCAACAGATAATGCAACAAGTTGGTCAAGCACTTCAACAAGGTGGTAGACCTGAAGAAATCATAACACAATTATTACAAGGTCAAATTCCACCAGAAGCAATAATGCAAATATTTGTTGAGTTGGGAATGTCTCAAGAACAAGTAGGACAGATAATACAATCTGTTATACAACAATCACAAGGTGGTCAAGAACAGATGATGCAGTATGGTGGTTACTTTGATGATGGTGGTGAAGCTGAGGATTTTTATAATTCATATGAAAGTACACTATCTCCAGAAGACATGGTAGTTAATCAGTATGTTAATCCTGGTCAATTGAGTGATCAAGAAATGTTTGCTCAAGATTTAGATAGCATGATCTTACAAACTCCTGGAACTACACCATATGATAAATCTAGATTTGCTCCTTTAGATATGTATTTACAAGATTATCAAGGTGTAGCAGATGGTTCTATTCCTGATGACTTATTACCTATGTCACAAGGAATGTATGGTGGTGCACTTGATCAGTATGCAAATGGAGGACCTGGAGGACCAGGAAAACGTAAAAGAAAAAAAGCAGCTGCAACTACAACAGAAACAAATAAAACAGAACCAACAACTCCAAAGATAACAGAGAATCTTAATCCTACTGTAGTTAGAGAAGCACAACAATCTGTATTAAATCCTAATTTTATAGAGAGAGTACAAAATGCTTACTATACACAAAATCCATTAAGTAATAGATCATGGATGGGTGCAGGTGTAGAAGCACTGGGTCAAGGAATAAATTATCTTACAACTTGGACAAAAAAAGGTAAAGAAAAAGTAGCACCATCTACTACATCCACTCTGCCTCTTGTTGATATAATGAATTTAATTAAGAATCCAGAGTATGAACCTCAAGTTCTTAAGAAAAATACAGATGGTACATATAACTCTGGTTTAGCATTTAATATAGGACCTGAATTATCAGAAGCAATTTTAAATGTAGGAACTAGTTATGGTTTTGGTAAAAGTAAAAAACCTATTGAATTAGCATTACCTGCATCTAAAATTCCAGAATTAAACTTTTTAAGTTTACATACTAAAGATAATAATACTAGAATAAAATTAGAAAAAGATGCTTCTGGTTTTATAAAAGCATCTATTGTAACTGATGTTAAAACTAAATTAAAAGGTTATGATAAAGATGCTGTAGTAATAAAAGATGAGTTTTACATAGATCCACAAAATAAACAGATACTTGATGTATCAACAGGAATGCCATTAGAACAAATTAAAAAAAGTTACTATACTGGTAATCAGTTAAATTGGTATAATCAACCATTTGCCTTTCCTTTTACTAAAAAGTACCCTAATTTAAAATTAGAAAAGTATCCTACTGTAATTTCTGAAGAACCGTTAAAGAAAGATCCTATGTCTTTAGCTAGAATCTATTGGAATACTTTAGGTAGGGGGTCTTTAATGACTCCTTTCTATCCTTTTATATATCCTGGATTTGCAGCAAGAAGTAAATTTTATCCTAATGCTGATAAGGTTACTGCAGATTTCTTAGGAAGACAAAGAGAAATAGGACCTGAACAAGTACCAGGAGGAATGACATTTGGAGATCAACCATTTGGTGCACAGTATGCAGACTATCAATTACTTAAAGATCGTAACTTCCGTACTGGTAGAAACTTTTTAGGAACAGCAGGATTTTTAACAGGTGCTGGTCTTATAGGATATAATTTATATCAAGATCCAGGAGATAATGTTATGAGAGATAAAAGTATGATTCAAAATCGTACACCATCTGCAGATACTACATGGAATAAATTTGGAGCAGGTAGATCATTTGATACATTAGGTTTTGGGATTGATATTCCTTTAAGGAGAGAAAATAAATATGATGACTCTATGTATGTTTCTCCTAGTGGAGATACTATACATGATAAAGGTTATGGTCGTATGTTTGGAGATTTACCTGGACAAAAACATGGTGGGGCTCATAAAAAGAAGTTTATTAAAAGAGTCCAACAAATGTTTGAACCTGGTGGAGAAGCACAAGATACTTCATTAGGAAAAGGTAGTAGGATGGATGATGGTCAAGTTTCTAAAAGATATAGTAATTTTATCAGTACTCTTAAACAGCAATCTGATAAAAGAGCTACAGAAGATTTGTATAAACTTGTTCAAGAATCTGGTGATCCTCAGCTTATGAATATCTTTATAGGTGATAATAAACAAGAACAACCTCAAGATAATCAAATGATGCAACAACCTCAGTTTGGTGAAATGGGTGGTTATGTAAATATGGATGTAGAAAATCCACTTACAAGATTTATTTATGGTGGTGATGAAGATTATTATGAATCAAATAATCCATTACCTGAAGCAAAAAATGGTAATTTTCCAAAATATGGTTTTTTTACTCCGGAAGACATAAAAAAATTAAATGAAAAATATAAACCACAAGTACCATATATGAATTATGAAGAGTGGTTAGATGACTACACAAGTCCAGATAATTGGCCAGGAGCATATGAAACTAATGATCCAACTCCTTATGATCCACGTCTTCCAGAAGATCAGCAAATGATGCATCAATTTAGTTCTGATCCACAAGAAGAGCAAGATTATAATGATTGGATACAAGATTTTTTAATATCAGCAAATGATGTAAATAGATTTAAATTATACAATCAGTATTTAGAATCTCGTGACATACCCCAAGATGATCCAAATCAAAATCTTAATCTTAATACTAATACAACTAATGAATGTGGTCCTGGTACAATATGGAATGCACAATTAAATAGATGTGTTCCTGTTGCAAGTATAAGATATAATCCAAGACTGGTAAGATCGGCTCCAGGATTATTAAATACATTAGGATTATGGAATGGTAGATCTATGGATGAAAGAGTCTTGAGAGCCTATGGTTTAAATACAGGTATGCCTTACATGGGAGATTTGACTGCTTTAGGAAAACCTGTTGCTAAATTTAAAAAGAATTGGTTTTCACCTACATTGAGAATTTATGATCCAAATAAATCTTATGGAAAAGAAGAACTACAAACAATAATTGATTCTTACTATGGTGGTAGAAGAGGTCGTAAGTCAACTTCAGAAAATAAATCTAATGATTCTGACAAAAAACAAGAAAGAAAAGAAAAAAAGAAGTCAGGACCTAAAGAAGTTAAATTTAGTTCAGCTGCAATGAAGTATAGATTGAATCAAGGATTTGATCAAGCATTTGGAGCACCAATAGATTATTATAAAAGTTTAGGTAAAAAAATAATTAAACCATTTACTAAAAAGAAATAGTATGTATAGTAAAAAACAATTAAGAAGATTTTTACCTGGTGGAGCTAATGATTCTGGTTCATGGGACTTTCCTGATGGAAATTTTAATTTTGATATGAACTTAGGAAATATCAATGATCCTTATGATGCAGATAAAAATGGTGTACCTGATAATATTCAAAGTAATTCTGTAAATCCTTACAATAAACATGTACGTAATATAATGGATTACAATAGTAATACAGCACCTTCTAGTTCTATTGTACCTTTTAATTTAGATACACCAGATAAAATGCCTACTTTAAAACCTAAATTATTAGAACAAGAAAAGGCACCTAATAAAATATCTAATTTAGTAGCTGTTGAAAGTAGAAAAATGAGAAACACAAATTTTGAAAAAGGGGTAAACAAATTTAATGCTGCTACTAAAGGTGTGTTAGGAGCAATAACTAATTTTCAAAATAGAGGGAGAGAAAAAGCAATGATTTTAAATACTGTTAATCCTGCAAACTTTGTTGCTACTCAATATAATAAATATAGAGGTGCATGGACAGACTTTGGTCATAAAGCAGGATTACAGAATTTTGATGAGATGGGATCTGATAGAAATAGTTATTCTACTTATGGTGACTTTGGTGGTAACAGTGCACAACTTGGAGGATTTTTACAAGATGGTGGTGTAAATAGTTATAACATAGGAGATGAAGTTACAATGTCAATTCCAGAATTAGAAGCATTTTTAAAAGCAGGAGGAGAAGTAGATTATATTTAATATATCTAAAATGATAAAAGTTAAAATAAAAAAATTACCAACAGCAAGAACTGGATATCAAGTTCAAGGAGCATTAGTTAATGATGTACCTGCAATGGGAGGTAGGGATTATAATGCATATATTGGTGCACCAAAACTTAAGGAAAGTAAATATATCACCGCTGTCCCTAGAGAAGAAGCAAATCTAGAGGCAGAAGGAGGTGAAACAGTATATGGTGATATCAATGGTGATGGATTTCCAGAACACAAAATTATTAAAGGACCAAGACACCATGCAGGTGGTGTACCTTTAAATCTTCCTGATGATACTTTTATCTTTAGTGATACTAGAGGTATGAGAATTAAAGATCCTGAGATACTTGAAATGTTTGGTAAAGCAGGAACTAGTAAAGCATATACTCCTGCAGAACTTGCTAAACAATATGACATACAGAAATATAGAAAAATTCTAGAAGATCCTAACTCAGATAAATTAGATAGAACAACAGCTGAGTTAATGATTAAAAAGTTTGTTGTTAAACTTGGATGTCTTGCACTTGCACAAGAAGCAAAGAAAGGATTCCCTCAAGGTATTCCTGCTGTTGCTAGACCTTGTATGCAAGCAAAAGGTATTACTGATGAACAAGTATTACCTAAACAAGAGATTAAACAACTTACAGAACAACTAGAGTCTAAGTATGCTCAACAAAAGAGTTCTGAAGAAACAATGCAATCAGAAGATCAAATTGCTGCAGCAGAACAAATGAATCAAGGTCAACCTGTTGCACAACCTGAAGAACAACAAATGCAGCAACCATCTCCAGAAGAAATGATGATGTATGGTGGTGGTATGAGGAGATTGAGAAGAGCAGAAGAAGGTATGGAACAACAAATGATGGAGCAACCACAAGAAGAAGGTGGTGATGACATGATGCAAATTGTTCAAGAAGTTAGTGCTGCACTAGAACAAGGTGTAGATCCTCAAGAAATAGTTGCAAGTCTTTTAGAAAATCAACTTCCTCCTGAAGCTATAGTAGAAGTATTTATGCAGTTAGGTGCTTCACAAGAAGAAGCAGTTGGTCTTATACAACAAACTATACAAGAGTTAGAAGGTGGTCAAGAAGAACCACAAATGTCTGAAGAGGACATGATGATGCAACAACAGATGCAACAACAAGCTCCTATGGCTATGTATGGTATGTCTATGGGTGGTTATGATATGCCGTTTTATGATGAACCAGACTATGATGAAGAAGATATTCCTGAAGCAGAGTATGGTATGGCTATGGGATCTGGTATGTCTCAGAATTATCAAGGTAGACCAAAACCTATTCCTGGATCAGGACCAATGTTTCCACTACCTAAAGCAAATAATGGTATAATAATAAAAAGATCTGACTACGCTTCTGATGCAGATTATGAAAGAGCTGTGTATACTGCATATAGAAATAAACAAATAAATAAAACTACAGATCCTATTACTGTAATAGATGCATCAGGTCAGTCAAGAACTCTTAAAGGATTTGATCCTGTAGCACCTAGTGACACCGGTGGTATGGATTTAAATGATTGGGGTGGTTCTAATAGTGATGATGCTAAATTTGCAGCTGCACAATATTATTTATTAGAACAAAACTTAAAAGATGAAAAAGTTGCAGATGCTATATATAATAAAACAATAGAAGCATTAAAAGATACAAGATCTTATGTAAATAAACATGGTGTTCAAGGTTCAACTTGGGAAGAAAGAGGGTATGCTTTACCAGATAAAGCAACAGTATTAAAACAATTTTTACAGCATGAAGAAAGAAATCTTAAAATTCAAGGACGTGGAATTAATCCTGAATTATTTAGTGATGGGGGAAGAGAATTTAGAAGTTGGAGTGGTGTCAAAGCTGCACTAGATAAAGGTATTGTAATTAAAAATCCTGGAACAGGTCAACCTATAAAAACTGAAGCAGATTTTCTTGCAGCAAAAAGATATCTTGCAAAAACTTATGGTGGTGTTGATGATGCTACAGATCCAAAATTATCAGTAACACAACTATCTGCTGGTATTGGAGAACCACTTGAAAATGATGCTAGTACAAGAGCACTACAACAAGCAACATTTCATGGTTATGCAAGAACTATTGAAGATTATGATAAACTTGATCCTGATACACAATATGCATTAAGAAATTTATACGGTAATCTTCAAAGAGGTGTTGATGATGAATCATCAATGTCTGCTATATATACCAGTAACAAAGGAATTAGAATATCTCCAGTTGATGACTTTGGAGATCTAACTAGACCATCTCATGGTAATTCAACAATAGGTCATGTACCAGGTGTTGGGATTAGAACTATGACTTTTGATGATCCTAAAACAATATGTCAATGTACTGATCCTAAAGGTCCTAACTATGGTGCAGCAGATCCACAAGGAAAATGTGATCCTGCACTTTGTCCAAAACCAGAAGAAGATCCTTGTCCATGTTTTGATACTCAAGGTAATAAAATTCCTTTAACACCAGATGCAAATGGTAACTGTCCTCCTTGTGAAACTGAGGTAGATGTAGATGTACCAGGACCTCCTGCTGAATGGTGGTTACAAGATACTATTAAAACTACAGGTGCATTTGGAGACTTAATGGGTATTAAGAAATATATGCCGTGGGCACCGGGAGTTGAACTACAACAACCAAGACCTACATTCTTAGATCCTACTAGAGAACTTGCTGCTAATGCAGAACAAGCAAACATCCAAACCCAAGGTATGGCACAGTTTGCAGGACCTCAAGCATTGTCTGCAAGATCATCTAGTGTACAAGGTCAAGCTGCTAAGAATGCTGCAGATATACTTTCTAAGTACAACAATGCTAATGTTAACATAGCAAATCAATTTGAACTTAAAGGTACTGACATAGCTAACCAAGAATCAATGTTGAAACAAGCATCTGCTCAAAAATTATATGATCAGAATACTATTGCTAACCAACAGTTTGATAATTCTAAATTAGCAATGAGAAACAACTTAAGAAACTATTATACCAATGCTATTACTAATAGATGGCAGACAGATGCATTAAACCAAATGTATCCTAACTATGCTGTTTCTCCTGGAGTAGGTGGTAGAATGTTCTATCAACCAGGTAATAGAAAGTTTACAGGACAAGGTAGTGGTGGTACTGGATTTGACTGGCAGAAAGCAAAAAATGAATGTACTCAAGCTAATCCAAATGCAGACAGTGCAATTATAAAATCATGTATAGAAGCTAAGAAAGCAGCTGCTGCAGGTTCTACTGCTAGCACAGGAGCTAATGCAAATATTGGAATGGGAATGTATGGAAGTCAAACAAGAACTAAAAAGAAAGGTGGTAATGTAAATCCTTCAGGATATATTTATATTAACCCTTTTATACTGTAAACTTAATATGTTTATTAAACTTAAAAAATTTTAATAGTTTTACACAAAGATAGATTATGGCAACGTATTTACAAGGAGTCACAGATTATATACCAGATTATCAGCCGTTTCAACCTGACTTAAATTTCTATGCAAATTTAATGCAGACTAAGCAGACTCAGTATGATACTAACTGGAATCAGTTAAATAATTTATATGGTCAATTGTATGGTGCAGACCTTACTCATGATCAAAATATAAAAAAGAAAGATGAATTATTAAGACAGATTGACTTCAATCTTAAAAGAGTTTCCGGACTTGATCTTTCCCTAGAGCAGAATGTAAATCAAGCACTACAAGTATTTAGACCATTCTATGAAGATAAGTATCTTATTAAAGATATGGCATGGACAAAGAATTTTAAAAATACTTACACTACTGCACAAGCTTTATCAAATTCTGCTGATCCTAAACAGTCTTCAAAATATTGGGATGTTGGTATGAAAGGTTTAGAATATAGAAGACAAATGTTTAAAGATGCTACTCTTGATGAAACATTAAGTTTTGGAGATGCTCAGTATGTAAATAAAGTTGATGATGTAAAAGAGTACATGGACTTTGCTAAAAAGTATGACATTGGGATGGTAACACAAACTCCTAGTGGAATGTACATGATAAGGAAAAAGAATGGTGAACAATTACTTCCTGGTCTTCAACAAATTTTTTGGGCACAATATGGAAATAGACCTGACATACAAAACATGTATAAAGAAGAAGCATTTGTAGAGAGGATGGATTATGCAACTCAGAATGCAGACAAATTTGGGGGAAGTAAATTAGAAGCTGAAAAAGAATACATTAAAGCAAAATATGATTGGTTAAAAAATATTACTAAAAAAGCTGATGTAGATGCAAAAGATAATCTTACTACTGTTCAAAATTTAAATTCAAATTTACAATCTAATATTGCTAGAGGAAAAGTTAATCCTTTACAAAAAAGCTATCAACAAGAATTAGAAGAAGCAATGGGAATAGTATCTGAGGTAGAAAGATATACTTCAGAAGTAAGTGATCAAGTTAATGGTACTACATCATCTCCGGTTAATAAAGATGAATTATTTGGTAATATTGAACTTGCTAGATTAAAAGTTGATGCAGGATTTGCATCATATAAAGCAGGTGTAAAAATAAATGAGGCAGCAGGTTCTTATGCATACAGTAACTATGAAGTTGAATATAAACCTGATGCCGTTGCTATAGCACAATTTAGGGAAGCACAAGCAAATCAAAGACTTCATACTGGTCATCAAATGAGACTTAAAGAAAATGAACAGGCTGAAAAACTTAAACGTATAAGTGATTACCAAAAAGCAATGGTAACTGCAGGACGTGCATACTACAAAGCAGATGGTAGTATTGAACTTAATCCTCAAGAATCATTATATGAGTTAATATTCCAAGGTAAATCAAAACAATCTGGTCAAAGTGGAGGAGATAAAACTCAATTTGATGTGATGAATAGTCAAGTACGTGATGAAGTTATAAATAAAAAAGCTGGACCTGGTGTACAATCAATGATGACTTATATTAATGAGTTAGTTAAAACTGGTCAATTCAACGGTGGTCAATTAGGACAAGTACTTAATCAATTTAGATCAAATGATCCTGAAGTAGATAAAATAATAAATGACTATGTTAAGAGTCCAAGTAATAAAAATTTAGCTAATGCTACAAAAATTTGGAATCAAATTTATAATGAATATGATAAAGGTGATAAAGACAAATTTGTAACAAATTTAACTAAGTATGGAAATGTTTATCATTTAAATACTATAATGAAAGATTATGCTATAAGCCATAATGGAAATACTTTAATGCAAGAATATGCTAATGATAAAAGTATTTTTGAATTAGAAATACTTGGTAGACATGATGAAGGATTAGCAATTACTCAAGCAAACAATGCTAAAAAACTTCAAACTAAATTTAAAGAAGAACTTACATTTAGTGCAAATAAACTTAGAGAACAAGGACATAAAGTAAGTGATCAACAAGTAAATAATGCATTACAAAAAATAATGGGTGAATATGTTGCAAGTGGTTACAACTGGGAAGCAATAAGAAACAATGCAGAAAATCTTGATAAAATGATCAACAATGAATTGGGTGCATCATTTGTAAAAGATACTAAATCAGGAAGAGATAGAAGTTGGTGGGAATATACTCCAATTGTATATACAGCAGAATCAATCTATGATGCTGCAACAGGTAATAGAGAAAATGTTGCTGCTTCATGGATTACTGACATTTTAAATAAACCATATATTGAACTTGTAACAGATAAGAATCCTGACAAAGCATTACAATCTTTTGTACAAACAGTATCAAGAGGAGATGACATGGTATCTTTATCATCTGATACTCAGACTGTAAAAGTAGATTCTGATTATGCAGGAGACTTTGGTTTCCAAGCAGCAGCTCAAGCTATACAAGATGCATTAGCACTTCCTACAGGTGCAGATTATAATTTTGCACTTAGTAATAATTTACCAGCAGAAGGAGAAGATGATGGTTTAGATGATGACTTAGCAAAAACAATTCTAAGAACATTGTATAATAGAATGGGTGATCCAAAACTAGGAGACTTTACATTATCAACGTCCAGAGTTTCTAGAGAAAATAGTAAACTTGGATCTACTACATTTGATGTCCCTAGGTCAGTAGTAGAAGAGGTAGTTAAATCTTTAAAAGGTGCAGACTTTACTGAACAACAACTTAAACAAACTATAGATGGTATAGTACAAAATGGTATTACTGCAATAGCCCCACATGATTATTGGACACATAAACTTTGGAATACATCAACTCCTACAGCTACAGAAATTATATTAAATAACAAACCTATTAATTATACTCATCCACATAATGCAGGAAGTTACACAATAAATAAAGTATCAGGAGTTCCAGGTATTGATTATGAAGCAATTATAAGAACAAATATCTTAGATGTAGATGGTAGTGTTGTTGAATTAGTACATAGAAAACCTGGAGGAAGAGCTGGTAAAGGTATTGAAGATATAGAAGTAGAAGCACATTCACTTCTTGCTAAACAAGATATGTTAAATAATGAAATGTATAAACATTTTCGTAATATAAACAATCCTGAGTTAGTAGATAAAACACATAAAAATCTTGGTATAACTCCAAATAATCCATTCTGGAAATAACATTACTATGGCAGATACTCCACAAAACAATAGTCCTGAAGAACTTAATGATTTTTTAAGTAAAAGTGATTATCTTAATCCTGCTAGGATTGAACAAGGTGCACCTACTGTATTTAATTTTAATGAACCACGTGCAGTAGTTAATCCTATCTATCCTATTAAAGATAACTCAACAGGTGTTTCACCTAACTATTATCCATCACAAGTTAGATCAAATGTAATTAGTAATCCTGTTGCTGCAGGTAGAGCACTGTTTGATCAATCAATTGCTAAAATAGATGGTGTTCAGGATAGAAACAGATATGGATATGCATTTGGTTATGATAGTAGTCCTAAAGGAACATTTAGAGATAGATACAAAGCTTATGGTCAAGAGACCTTTAATAAAATAGGTTTTGATCCTCTAATAGATAATGAGGCAATCTATAATAAAAATACAACATTTGGAGATGACTTATCAAGATTCTGGAATCATGCTGCATGGCCTATGTTGACAAAAGGATTTATGGATCCTATTAAGTCTTATCAAAGTATAATAAATGGAGATGGTCTTTTTGATGCAGATGAACAAAGTGCAAGAGACTATGAATACTATAATGCAATAGGTCAGTCAAGTAAAGGTGGTCTTGGAGGATTTACTGTAAACTTATTTAACTCAGCCTCTTATTCCATGGGTATATTAATGGAAGGTGTTGTAGAATCTGTACTTATTGAAGGTGTTGTAGGAGCAGGTGCACGTGGAGGAGTTGCTGGTGCTGCAGGATTTGGACTAGGTAAGTTTGTAAATAGAATGGCTTCTTTACCTAAGTCAATATATCAAACAGGTCAAGGTGTTAAGAAACTTGCTGAGACTATGAATGATTATACTAAAATCTATAAAGCAAAAGAACTTTTTGCATCTGCCGGTAAAAACTTTGGAAACTTTGCAAACCCCTTAGCAAATACAAAAACTGCTTTATTTGATCATAATCTTAATAACATTGCAGATCTTGCAAGAGCATCTAAAACAGCAGGTGCATTGTGGCATGATATGATGGTAATGAACTTAGCATTATCAGAAGGTAAACTTGAAGGAGGTTTTACAAAGTATCAGACTTATGATAAACTATATAACAAATATGTAGAAGATCATGAAGGTATGGCTCCTTCATTAGATGAGCAAGAAAACATGATGAAAGAAGCATCCAAAGCATCTTTCTGGAATACTCTTAACAATACAGCACTAATATTTTACTCTAATAAACTTGTATTCCCTTCATTAAGTAATGCAAGTTTTTTAAAGGGTGCTCCTAAATTTGGATTTGGAACAGTGATAGGTGATATTAATAAAGAATATCAACTTGTATTCAACCCTGCAAAGAATGTATTAAAGTCACCATTCTCTAAAGAAAAAATAAATTTAGTAAATGCAATTAAGTCTTTGGGTAGACCGGCTACATATGGTAAAGTAGGATTAAATTACTTTAAAGCTAATGTAGTTGAAGGTTTACAAGAGTCATTACAAGATGTTCTTCAGGATGCAACTCAAAACTATTATACGGATACTTATAAGAATCAGTCATCAAGAAACTTCATGTATGCTACTGGTGTAGTGGGTGATGCAATCAAGAAACAATTTTCTGCTCAAGGTGCTGAAACATTTATGTCTGGTTTCTTAATGGGTAGTATTCTTCAAGCTCCTAGTAAAATGAAGAGTTTCATGACTATGGGCTATAATGATTACTTTAATAAAAATGAAAAGTATAGAGAGTATATAGAGGAAAGAGAAGCTACAGCTAATGAAGTTGTAGAACATATGAATACTATGTGGGATAATAGTGATTTACTATTTGATCCTAGAATAAATAACTATGCAACACAATCTTTATTATATAATACAGTAGCTAATCCTGAAGAAAAAACTACTAAAGAAATACAAGATGATAGATTTGCAGCATTTCAAAGTGCAGTACTAAGTTCATTACAACGAGGTACTTATGATATGTTCTTAAATCATTATGAAAAATATAAACAAGCTACTCCAGAAGATATAGAACAAGCTTGGAATTTGAAACCAGGTCAAGGAGCAAAAGCACTAGATAATTTTAATGAATCTATAGAGAATGCAAAGAAGATTTCATATAGATGGAATCAAGCAAAACAAAACTATGGTTCATACATGCTTGATCTTAATGACTATGAAAAAGATAGTTATAAATACAAGATGGCAAAAATTTATAACAGTGCTGTTTCTCAATCTATATTTAACTATGTCTTTTTACAAGGTGCATTTGATGATAGTGCAAAAAGACTTGAATCACTCTATAGTAAGTTGTCTAGTTTGTCTACTATAAAAAATTCAAACTTTGCAGACTTTGCAGGTTTTGCAGATAGTGGAAGATTACAACGGGAAATTGAGATGATGAAAACTGATATAGAAACATTAGAGAAATCAGGTGTTCCTATAGTAGCAGAAGATCTTGAAAGAAAAAGAAACCTATTGGAAATTTATTCTAAGTTTAAAGAGAAACAAGATGCATTAGTATCAAGTTATATTACTAAAGAAAAATTTTCAGCTCTTAGTGAACGTATTTTAAAAGAAAATCCAGAGTTAACAAAAGAACAATTAAACTTAAATTCAATTGAGAAACTAATACAACAGTTTGATGAAGGTAAGTCTAATGAGTTTACAGAATATAAAGATGCATTTAAAAACTTACTATTTGGTTTAGCTAAAACTGATGAAGAAAAATTAAAACTTCAACAAGAAATAGAAGGAATGGAAAAAGGATTTGATGGGTTATTTGATTCATTACTTGATACTCATATTTTAAGAAATGAAAAAAATAGACTTGCTCCTGTAATTAATCTTCTTGCTAATCCAAATGATTTTTATGATCATTTACTGAGAAACTTTCAGTGGATGAGAAATATGTATCATAATAAAAAAGACATTATTAAAGACATAGTAAATGCTGAGATTTCTAATATAGAAAGGAATGCATTACTAAATGCATTAGCAGATCAAGGTATTTTTGTTGACTTAGAAGAATTTGCTAAGTGGGTTGAAAATCCTACATATGAACCTGAGTATTTTATTGATGTAAAAAATAACTCATACATAACTAGAAACAGTCTTCTTTATAATGACTACTATAAGTTATTTGAGAAAGCATCTGAACTAAGTGCTGTAAAACCAGCAGGAGAACCACAACCTGATTCTGAAAAGTTAGAAGAGATAGTTAATGAAATAACTAAAGACAGAGATAAAAAGATAGACATTGCCAGAGAAAAATTTAATAAAGCTCTGAAAGATAATTATGATTCAACAGAAGCAGAATTAAGAAAACAAGCAGCTGATGCAGATGATAATGGTAGATTAGAATTATCAGCTGAAGAAGATAAACTTGGTATATACAATGAATGGTTAAAAGATCTAGAATCATTAACTGGTATTGAAAAAGCTGCTGCAGGATTAGTAAATGCTAATCTTATAGATAATCAACAATTACTTGATGCAACAGATGCTCTATTTGATAATCCAGATTTAACAGATACAATTATTGAGTTACGTAATAAAATTATGGAAGCAAATCCAGAAATGGATGCTGATAATGCTATTAGAAATGCAGGTTTTTATTTATCTACTAAACCATTAATTGATGATTTAATTAAAGAACAACAATCAGTTGTGGATAATTTTGTTGTTGCTGATGTTATTGATGTTGAACAAACTCCTGAATGGGCTCAGTATCAAAAAGAATTATCTGATATTAATACTGAGTATGAAGAGTTAATAAAAGAAGCTAAGTTAGAATTTGTAGAAGCTGGTGGTAATCCTACTGATGTTAGAGAGTATTCAATAGAAGATCAATTTGAAGACTATCCTGAAGATCTACAGGAAGAACTTAATGGTGTATTTGATGACTTTTTAGTTACAAAAACAAATGAACCTGCTACTCTTAAACAAGATGATCCTACAAGATACAATACTTTGAGAGAAAGATGGATGGAAAATGATCCTGTTGCTCAAGATATTCTTAATAAATTTAATGATAAGACCAAACAAGAAGCAATTAAAAATGCTAGAATAGGATTAACTCCCCCTAAATTATTATTTGGTAATGCTGTAATTGAACCAGGTACTCCATTGTCTAATATAACAGATCTTTATATGACATATGAAGAAGCTGTTAGAACAAAAGAATTAAAAAGTGAGGATGGAAAGTCTGTTAAGAAACTAACAGTTGATGATATCAAAGCTATCAAAGAAGATATGAAAGCAATTGCTGCATATATTGATAGTAAAGAAAAAGCATTTAAGTTAAAACCTATTGCACAAGAAATAATTGAAAAACTTGAAACTACTATTTTCAATAGACAAAATGAACTAGTTCTATCTGTTGATGAAGAAGGGTTTGAAAGTAGAAGATTTAGAGATTCTAAACCTGAAGATCCTAGACCTGAAAGAGCTACTGAAGTAGCAGCATTGATGGAGCAAGATATTGAAGAAAAAGAACCTTTTTTATTTAATAGACTTAAGGATAATAGTATTCAAAACTTATTTAAAGAAGTAGTACTTGATAATCCTATTGGAACTTTAGAAGAAAGAGTAGATGCATTTCTAGCAAGTCTTAGAAACTATGATCAATTTAAATCTGATTTAAAAATTGCTGGTATCAAAGAAAGTTTAATGGCTGATCAAAGTATAGAAAACTTAGAGAATACCGTTAAAAAATATTCATTTAAAGAAGCAAGTGATTCAGGAATTAATCTGGATGCTTTAATCAGACAGTTTTTGACTTTGGATCCTAGAGGAGGATTTGTAAAAGTAAACTATGATTCTATTATTGATGTCAGAGGAACACAGAAAAAAGTTTCTGATATGATGTCAAAAGAAGCATATGACTTTATGTTTCATCCTGTTACAGGTAGTGCAACAAGATTTAGAAGAAACATGATTGATGGTGGTTATCAGTTATTTACAAATGATGTAAAAGTATTTGATAGAAATGCTAGAGGTGGTAGAGGGGTAACTGGTGAATTAGACTTACTATTAATTGATACTGAAGGTAATCTAGCTGTAGTAGATATAAAAGCTGCTCAAAAAAATACTTGGGATAATTTAGGTATACCATTTAGGTTTGATAAAAAAACTGGTAAACAACTTACAGATGATCAAGGACAACCTATAAAAAATAATTCAAATAAGAAAACATACTTTAGAGCACAACAAAGTATATATGGAAATAGTATATATACTATGAGTGGTTTGGATGCTACTCTTTTGTTATATCCAATTGAGATGGATGTAACAATGGATGGTTATATTAAAAAATTAAGTAAACCAACAGCCGATTTAACTAAGAATAACCAACTTAGTGAAAATGGTATGTTTATTATTCTAGAACCAATTGATCAGGAAACAATGCAAAGGTTTGGATTTGAAAGAACCCCACCTAGTGACACTGTTGAATTACCTCAAATGGGAGAACAAGAAGTTCCTATTAGACCAGGAGCTATTCCAATAAGTGACCCAGAAAAAACTACATTAAATGATTTTCTTAATCAAGATGTTATCTATCAAGGCAAACTAGGAAAATTAGTAACTAATAGTGAGGGAGGTTTTTCAGTTGAAGTTGTTGATGGTAATAAGATTGTACAATATGATGTAAATGTTTCTGGAACTAATGTTAAAGATGGTGGTATAAATATAGTTAAAGCCGGACTTTCTCCTATTACAGCAACAGAATCTGTAGGACAAGTAACACAAATAGCAGGACAAACTATCAATGCTAGATTCTTAGACAAGAGTGAAAAAACTGCAGAAATAAATGGTGTTACATATACTATCAATAGAGATACTACAGGTGCTATAGTTTCATTAAGTTATAATACTAATGATAAAGAAATAGCTGAGACCCAGAAAGAAATAGATACCTTAAGTAGAGAAATAGACTCACTTCAGAAAGAACAAAGAGAAACTAGAAATAAAAATATACAACGTGATATTACTGCTAAAATATTTGAAGTAAATAGATTAACTAGTAAGAAGACAGATCTTATAAATAAAAATAAGAAACGTACACGTAGAGGTGGTAACACAGATGATTTAATCTTTGCATTAAACAGACTACCTAATAGATTTCAAAAACAAGTTCCTTCAGGTGAGCCTACAGATAGAGAAGATCAAGTTAAAATGATTGCACAACTATCTGAATCAGAGTCTGTTACAAGAGAGATTGATTTTATTCTATATTCACATGGAATGCCGAGAGATGTTGAAAATTTTATGGCAGGAAAAATTGATGATCTCAACTCATCTAAACAAAGAGAAATAGAAGAGTGGGGTGTAGAGTTAATTATAAAACTTGAAGAATATCAAAGTAGACTTGCAAATGAAGGAAGATCTACTGTTCCTGTAGATAATGTTATAGAAGCAGTTAATGAAACACTTAATAATTTAGTATCAATTAAATTTTTCAAAAATGGAAAAATCACAAAAGCCTCAAGGAAAGAATTTGAAAGAAGAACAAAAGTACAGCAGAGGACAAATGTATCTCCTGTTCAGAAGTCTACCAGAGCAGCAACAGAAGGAGTTCCTGGACAAGCAGTATCAGGAGAAGAACTCACGAACCTTATCCAAGAGTCTAGAAAGAAAATCCAAGGGATAAAACTAAATGAGTTTGAAAAAGATTTAGCAATACTACTACCTGATGGTAGATATGAAGTTATTCTTAATTATTATTCAGACTTTGACAACAATATTAATGCTGGTATTTTTACTAAAGAAGAAGCATTAAATCAATTTGGTCCATCTTTTATTACTGTACTGGAATCTCCAATGGCCCCTAATGTAGAAGAATTATGGATTGTAAAATCTCAAATGGATGCTATGTTTGATAATGCAACATTAGAAAATATTAAACAAATATATTTTGATGCTGTAGTTAAATTTATTTATAATGAGGATAGTTTAAATTATCCTTTAACAAATATGTTAGACGAAATTTTTAAAAATAAATTAGATTCCTTAGAAGAAGATATGTCATTAGATAATCTTACTGAAGGTACTGAATTAGTTAACATAGAACCTTTTAAAACATTCAAAAAAATCAATGAAGCATTTGTTGTTAAAAGTATAAATAAACAAGCTCAAACTGTAGAAATATTCAGTCCAATAAGAAAGAAAAGTTATACCTTTACTGAACAAGAAATCAAAACTAATTTTATGAAACCTTCAGATAAACCAAAGGCTGTTGAAGAAATAGTTATAACTCCTCAGATAAAAGAAAATATAAAATCTACTGAATCTAATATAACAGATTTAGCTAAAAATCCTGATGTATTAGATCAAATTGAAGAAGAAAGTGAAAATCTTTCTCCTGAAGAAAGATTGGATAAAATAAAAAATATTTTTAATCAGTGTTAAAATGGCTTGTGAATTAAATAATAAAGCAGTAGAGTTTGTATACGGCTATGTATATGGAGAAATATCAGATAGAATAGCTGGTAAAAATAAAAATCCTCTTGACATAAAAGTCATGATGAAAGACTTTTATAATTACCTTAATAGTTTACCTAATGATGGATTTGAGTCAGAAGAGGATAAAAAAGAAAAAGCATTATATTTTGCTCAATCAATACCACAAATTCTGGGACTGGTAGTGGCAAGACCAAAAGCAAGAGATTACATTCTTAAAACAAATACACAACTTTTCATAGACATACCAACACTTGCAAGTGAATATTCTGATATAAGTAAAATTGAGATATTGGTTAAGCCTAAAATTAGGACAAGAAAGACTGTTAAAAAAGAGATAGAACAAAACTTAGATGAACAGACAACTGAAAATCCTGATGAAACTAAGAAGTATTCATATGCAGAATATTCAGCAAAAGTAGTTTTTCCAAATGGTACTACAGGGCAAGCTGCATTTAGAATAGATCCAGGATCTAATAAAGATAAAAATAAAAAAGATCCGGAGAAAGAAATGTTTTATAATGTTATTAAAGACATAGTATACATAGCAAGACAAAGAAAAAATGATACAGATGAAATATTATATGGAGAAGAAAATCCTGTATCATTAGCACTTACATTAGTATCTCGTAAAGCTGCTGACAAATCTATGTTTACTGAAGCAGATCTGAAATTTCAAAAAGATAATCCTGATGTAACAACTGTTGTTGCTGTTGTAACAGATACTAATGGGAATCCTGTATACTTTAATGAAGATGGTAGTATTAATTTTGAAGGTGGAGGACGTAGAGTTTATCAATGGGCAAGAACACCCTTAGTTGAAAATGGTAAGTTATTTTTCTCAGGTGCCTATGGTAAAAAAACATCTTTAGTTTCTGCAGAAGATTATGTAGATACTTGGGTCAAACAAAAAAGAAGACAAAAAATCTACCCTAGTGACGAAGAAATTTCTAAAAAAGTAATAGCTGTAAGAAATGAACAGACAAAACTCTTTAATGATTTACTTAGACTTACTGAAGTAATAAATGCAACTAATCAACCTGTTACATTAAAGATTACAGCTGGTAGTTTTGGAATGGTTAATGAAACAATGAACTTTATACCTATCTCACAAACAGGATTAAAGATAGAAGATTTAAAGTTTCAAAAAATTACAACAGATCCTTTTTCTGGAAGATTTGGTGCAACAATAAGAAGAACAAAACCAGGTGTAACAGTAGAACAATTACTTCTATTACAGAGACCAAACATTTCAAATGAATTAGCAGAACATATTGCTGACATACTAACTACTAAAGCAAAACTATTAGGTAAAGAACTAACTCCTAAACAAAGAAGAGTATTCTTTGAAAACTTTATTAATAATAAACCAGAAAAAGGTTTTAATACAAATCCTGATAAAATTCTTGTAAAAGAAGGTGTTGATGAAGAAGGTCAAGCTATTTTAAATGTTAGTATAGATGGTGCAGAACCCATATCTCAAGATATTTTGTATACTGCTGAAGGTAAAAAACTTATTTACGATCATTTACTTGTAGCAAAAACAGATTGGGATTTATATAATAAACAAAAAGGAACTGAGAAAAAAACATATAGTGCAGCTTTAAATTTTAATGACGACTTAATGGGCAAAGACTATGTTGATTATTTTGTTAAAGATGGTAAGATAGGAGTAATAACAGATAATTATTTTGATTTTATAAAAGATAAAATGCTCATACAATATCCTGATGAAACTGCTGCATATTTCTCAGGTATGAATGCTTATTTAAGATTTGAGATACCTCAGAATATAATTCCTATAAATAAAGAAGTTTTTGAATTAGGTACACCGGCACCCAAAGAAGATAAACAGACTGTTAAAAAAAGCACTAAAACTGAACCATCTGCTAAAGTAATTAATGTTACTAAGTATGATAAGGCTAAAGAATTACATAACCAAAGAAAAGCAGTATGGGGAATGAGACCTGCAAAAGGTTTAGAACCTATGGTAAAATTTACTGAACATGTAGGAAATCCTTGGTCAACACAAAAAGATGCATTGAATAAAAATGTACAAATTGTTAATAGTGTAGAGACTGCTGTAAAAAATTATGAAGATTGGTTAACAGGAAAGAAATTTAAAACAACAGATCAAAAGAGAAGAAAGTTTATTTTAGATGCCATTCAAAAAGGATGGTTTGATAATACTACTTTTGTTTATTATAAACCTGCTGGAAAAAGTTATAGATCACATATTGATGTTCTTATAGATTTAGTTAACAAAAGAAATCAAGTTGAAAAAGTAGACATTACTATTAATGAACCTATAGCACAATCAGCACCTGCTCCAAAGAAACAGAGTCTACCTGTTAAGGCTACAATAAATAGTATTCTTAATAATCCCAATAGAAAATCTTATTTAAAAAGAGATGTAAAACTAAATAGCTTTTTAGAAAAGATATTTACTACCAAAAAAGCAAAAGACAAAGCTTTAAACTGGTGGGAACAATCTTTTATATCTCAAGTAAAAGTAAATGGAGAGGCTCCTGTATCATTAGATAGACTTACAGAAGTTGCCAACTCTGATGCTGTTGCAACTTTTGAAAATTCAGCTATTACTTTATACAAGGGTAGTAGTAATATTGATATCTATCATGAGGCATGGCATGCATTCTCTCAGTTATTCTTGACTCCTGAAGAACAAGAGTCTTTATATGAAGAAGTTCAAAAAGTTCCTAAGTGGGCTGATGCAGAGTTCTTTGATATAGAAGAAGACATAGCAGAAGATTTTAGATCTTATATGAAGTCTGAGAAGTTTAAAGAATCTCTTCCTGGATTTTTAAGAACTATATTTGAAAGAATAGGTGCATTCCTTAGATGGGCCTATGGTAAAGTTACTAGACAAGATATGACTCGTCCTAGGGATATTCCTAGAGTAAGAGAAATGTTTGATGCACTTAGAACAAACAAACCTGAAGAAGCAATTAAAAAAGGATTGTTTCAAAATCTTAATGCATCTACTCAAAATGTAAGGTTTACTAAACTTAATAGAGGTACTAGAAATATACAACCTATTAAGGCTAATAAAAACATTGATGAATTTACAGCTCCAGAAAGTATGCAGATTGTAAAAGCAATGGATTCTATGGCTGCATTAGAGTTTCAAAACTATAATTTACAGTGGGGGAATACTTCAGGGTATTTAAGAGTAACTCAAAATGCTGAGAACAGACTTGGTATGTATGAAAACATGAAAGATAATTTCTATAATGCATTAACATATTATGTTACTGAGTTAGAAGAGGTTACTCTTAAAAATGTAAATGCTGAGAAAGTTACTCCTGAAGAGGCTGCTGAAGAAAAAAAACTAGCCGATATGGTTGATCTACTAAAAAGAGTAGTAGACAATTTTGGTGATGTTAGACTTTCCCTAGAGAAAAAACAAAACACTGGTATAGTTGCATATCATATGCAAAAATCCAGATTTACAATGTTGAAAGAAGGTTATAAAGAAGTAGAAGATACTACATCTATAGAAGCCGTTAAACAGTTTAAAGATCAAAGTGGTAACAGTATCTCTTCAAAAGAAGTAGCTAGTGAAGAAACATTGATGCTTTTATCAAGTTTATTTAAACCTAGAAGAGTTAATGGACTAGTAGTTAGAGATGAAGAAGGTGTTATTGAGTATGAACAAGATGTGTTTGGAATTCCTGTATTGGAAGATGTAAATAATGTCTGGAATAAGCTAGCAAAAATTCTTGCTGGTTCATATGATATTAGTGAGATGTATCAAAGAATACTGGATAATATGGAAAACTATCCAGAACTTGAGCAGATGATGAACCTTCTACCACAGTTGGCAAATTCTAATACAGATAGTAGTGCTTATGAAATGACTTCTGAGTTTAAATCTGAAACTAATTTTTGGCAAGATCTTAAAAAACCAAGAATTGGATACATACAATTAAACATTGATAAAGAATCAACAGATGATTTTAAAGCTAAGATCTCTAAAGCAAGTATGGATGTATACAAAGTTGTTAGTGAGTGGGAAGCTAACTTTACTTTGGCTAATACTATGGTAAATCCATATATAGAAAAAGAAATAGGTACAGATAATAATTTACTTAAACTAGATGCTATAATAGAAAGTTTTGGTAAAAGACCTACCATGACTTCTAAACAATCAATAGAGTTTTTAAAAGCATTAGGTATTGAAATGGATCTTTCAAGTGCTGCAATTAGAAATATTGTTTATAATTCTAATATGAATTTTGGACTTGAGTTTGGATTAAACATAATATTAGAAGCAATAAAATCAGTTAATGCTTCAAATAATGAAGAGAAGAAAAATGAGTTTAGAAGAAACCCATTAAGTATATTACAGAAAGGTCTTCCTGTTGAATTAAGACAAGATAAAGAAAAAAGTCTTGATGTACAATCAAGAATAAGACTTCTTGCTGAAATACAAAATGAATTTTCAGATGGATTTTCTAACTTCAGTGTACTTAATGCTGAAAGAAATAGAGTATGGGAACACTTTGTAGATAATACAATTACTCGTGTTATTACTTCAATAAACAAAGCTGAGACATATCAAGAGTTGACTCAATCAGAAGATTTTAAACACATGCATTGGTTAGCTAAAGAGAACAATACATTAGCACCTTTCTCTCAGTTATTAAACAGTGTTTTCTATATGCAATTCAATCCTAGAAAACCTGAACAATATGGAACTAAAAGAAAAGATGCAAAACTACTTCTTCAGAATGTAACTGGTACTCAGTTTATAAATAAACAAGCTGATGAAACTACAGGAAGTAACACAGCTTCTATGGATGCTGTAGGTAAGTTTCTTCAAGAGTACCATACTATGCTAATGAATGGAGTAGAAGAGTTCATGAGACATGCTTCTAAAAACATGGCAATGGGAATCACTGTTGATAGAGATACTGAAATCAAAACATACCCAGGTAAAACTAAAAATAAAAACTTGTATATAGATATCAATGAGTTTGAACCAGGTAGAGATGGTGATTATCAAGGAGCTCAAATAATGATTGGTTATCTTGCAGGTGAATCAAATAGAATATTTAGATTTAAAAATGATATAGATAAGTTTAAAAACTATACAGGCTATAACAGAGAAGTAGTTGATAAACTAGGTAGAACTGTAATGGCCGGTGAAGCATTTACTTTATTTGATGATATTCTTACTAAAGATGTACAAGAAGATTTGTATGACATCATTCAAGATGCTATTGATAATAAACAAGCTGACTTCAATATGGCTGATATTTTAGAAGATAATATTGAACTTAGAAACAGAATTGAGACTGACATTACAAAGTTCTTTGGTTTACTCACTGAAGAAAATAAAGAAAGACTTGATGAAAACAGTTATGTAGATGCAAGTTTATTGTCTGAATATAGAAAAGAGGGTGTAATTGAATCTAAAAAAGACATTACACAGATGTTAACTAAAGCATATACTTACAACTCATATATTCATAAGTATGAAACTGTAATCTTAGCCTATGGTGACTTAGTACAATATAACCATGCAAAAGAGGAGTTTCATAAAAGAAATGCTGGTTTAGGTTCTGGAGGTAAAGGTTTTAGATCTGATCAATTAGCACAACAATTTATAGATAATGATTTGTCTAAAGAATACATTAATTATTTAAATAAGAACAGGTCAGAAAAAAATAGAATTATACCAAGACATTATGATGGTACG